TTATTTTATGGGTTTCATGGGCTTGTCTTTTCTGATATATATTTGTGTTGTTTTTGAAGAAGAGTGGCCAAGTTGTTTTCTTGCTAACTCATCATCAACTTTTAATGAAATATCTGTGGCTGTTTTAGCTCTTAAATCTCTCATTTGAACAACGGCAATCTCATCAGCTAATTCAGGATATTTTTCCATTGCAGCTTTACGTGTTTCTTTGAAGTAGTCTGTAAGCGATCTCCTTTCTAATTTACGACCCCATTTATTTACAAATAACCATTGTTTTTCTTCGGTAATTCTTCGCTTAATAATCTCACTTAACCTCCCTATAACTTCAAATCTGATTTTTTTCCCTGTTTTTTGTTGCGTGATGTGTAATAACCCATCATAAATATGAGTGCTATGGATCTTCACAACATCAATGGGGCGTTGTCCAAGTAAATATGCAACATCAATAATATCCTTCATATCATCAGAAGCACACTCATATATTTTATCGAGAATGTAATCTTCAACATAAATATCTCTATATTGAACTTTATACTTTTTAACTCCCGTAGATGGACTGATTAAATTTGTATACCCCCATTCTCTAGCTGTATTCCAGATATGATTAAACAACCCGATTTCTATATTTGCTGTCGGTTTTACATCCTTTCTCCATTCAAGATATTCTCTTATATGGATTGGCTCTATATCTTCAAGTGGAATAGGGGGGTCGCCAAAAAATTGGGTTAACTTACGTATTGCTTGGATATTTGAATTGCGGGTATTTCTGGCCTTTTTGGTCGGTACAACTTCATTTTCATAGCGTGAGAGAACTTCGATAAATAAAATCTTATTACTTACTTGATGTTGCTGTACGTTTAGTTTTGCTGCTTCTAATACAGCGAACCTTTTATCCTTACCAAGAGGCTTTTCTTTTTTATCAGCCATTGTGTAATAGTAATACATTACTTTCGTTCCATCGGCTTTCTTTCTCACTCTACAAACTAGCCCCTGAGGTAATCCTTGATATTCTTTTTTTCTAGGTCGCCCCATATCAACCTCCTTGATTTAATACATTAGATCTCCATACTACTCTTGCTTTTTGTTCGCTAGCAACACTCGATTTGTGTGCTTTCTTGTTTGAATAGTCACGTCTAACAATAGGGTGCTTGGTGTTTCCATTAGGTGGAATAAATGCGATCCCAAGTTGATTAAGTCTTTGCATTTGCCTTTTAGGTTGTAGGTAACCTGTAATATATAAAATTTCTAAAGGGCTAAGGAATTCATCATAAATATTAACTTCCATAAATCCTCCTATAAATAAAAGCCGTCATGGACGGCTTAATAAAGCATTTCGCTATACAGTTCTTTCGGGGTGTACCCAATATCGAACTTAATTTGATTGTTTTGTTTTGCGATTTCCAGCGCTTCTTTTCTGTCAACAAAGCGACCTTTATTTGTGATAAAGCCTTGTTGAACTTCATGCTCGGTGTAATAGTCATCAATCATGCCCAAAGTTTCATGAGCATCTGGACTATAATGACGAACCATTGGCAATACCCATTCGAAACCTTTCTTGTTATTACGTTCTTTGAGTGGCACTCTTATTTCAAATTTAATCGCAGCACAAACAATCAATTCTGGCTTTTGATTTTCCATAACTTATCTCCGTGCATTTTTCATGGCATCAAGCCAAGCTTGGGCATCTTCTTCGGTAGCAAATAACAAACCTTCCATAATTCTTTGCTTCGTCTGATAATCATAATCGCCATTTTCTTTTTCAGCCACCCAATCAGAAATCGAAACGAAACTACCATCACCATCATAAGCATCAACATCGTTAATGACGATCGTGTAGCATCTTTTATTTTCTTCTGGATATGTAATTGGAGCGGGTAAAGTCAGCGTTACTGTTGGGCGTGGTTCTTCGTACATTCCGACTATGTCTAATCCGTCACCTCCGCATGACGCATACAGTCCATTTTTATACCACCCTATAAGACTATCTCTACTGCGATCATCAATAACATATCCGATCATTGCACATTCTTCACGAACTGGATTTTCCATCACAAACTTCACAAACGCTTTATTTCCATTTCTAAGCACCACTGGTTCGCCAGCAAGCGATCGTTCTAAGTCAAATGGTCTCATTTTCTAATCCTTTCTTTTGGGAATAAAAAACCGCATTTCTGCGGTTATTCTGTGTATTTATCTAAAAGATTATTTATCGCCTCAGCATCTTCTGATGTTAATTTAAAGTAGCTTGATGCTATTTTCTTTTTAACTGCGAACCTTAATTCTATTAACTTTAGTTCATGCAAGTAGTCTTTTTTACTTCTATAAATCCTACCGTATAATGCTCCATATTTACTTTCTTCATACCCATCAGATAAATTGATCTTTCTATCTTGACTAAGCACTCTAATTGTTAAATATTTTCTTCCGATTTTTAGAACTTCGGTTTCACGCTCAAATGTTGATCGTCTACCTGTTTCTACAAAATACACAGTGTCGCCAACTTTAAGATTTTTAATCCAATCTTTTTCCATAAATATTCTCACTCTGTCGGTGGTGGTGGAAGTGGGCGCCAGTGTGTTACACTATCGTAAGTAAAGCCGTATTCTTTTAAAGAGGTGTCATAAATATCACTTCTAATTTGATGTGCGCCAGTTCCTTTAGATAAAAGTGGATTTATGTATATTAAATACATTCCTGATTTTTCAGGTAATCTCTCTGAACACGCAATCCAGCCGTTGTTTTTTTGAAATTCCACAATCTCTGGCAGTTCAACCATGCAATCAATTCCGTCATACAGACCAGACTGTTTTTCCTCTTCGTTTAAATCTCTAGTTTTAGACTCAGCTTTACCGAGAACTACACCATATATCGCATGACTTATGCGATCTTCATAACATTGCATATCTTGACCATCAGCACATTGTTGATGAAATTCTTCAGCGAAGTTCAAGCACGCTTTTTCAGCTTCTTCTTCAGTTTTGTGAAATGAAATGCTGTTTTCATCATAAACATTTACTGCGAAGTATTTATTTTCTGTTTCTGTCATAGTTAAATTCCTTTCATAAATAATAACCAATGCGTATTTGCCGCCTTTCCTGACTTATGTCCAAGAATGGGTTGTACTGGAAGAATGCTTAAAATCTCTTTCACTGTGATTTGTGTTTCATTCCACTTAAAAACTAGTGTGCCAAAATCATCGAGAACTCGCATACATTCCTCAAAGCCTTTTCTAAGCTGTGTTTTCCAGTCTTTATCAAGCCTCCCATACTTCTTTACTAGCCAAGAATTATCACCACCCTGTACCAAATGCGGCGGGTCAAAAATGACTAGTTTGAATGATTTATCGGGATACGGCATTGATGTGAAGTCGTGGAAAATGTCAGGTTTGATTTCTAACTTTCTCTGTTTATCTCTGTCTTTAAATGTTGTTTCGATTTCTCGAATATCCGCAAATAAAACTGCTGGATTATTCTTATTGAAGTGAAACATACGAGAACCGCAACATGCATCTAGAATCGGTTTGTTTTTCAACATAATTGCCTTTCTAAAAATAAAAAGCCACAATTAAGCGGCTTATTCTGTTTCTGTCATAATTAACCACCAAGTCTTGGCTCAGGACATTCCCATTCGTAGTTATCAAATTCAATCTTTCGGTGAATTGTGATATTACCCTTTATGATTTCAAACTCACAATTGAACTCAAGTCCTCTCTCATAACCATAAAATCTAAAATCGACATTATATTTCTCACTTAACTCTTCAAAATATGGTAAATACGGTCCCCATGCGTGCTGAACTGGAATTATTACAATGATATTTCCATCTCTACGAGCATAAAACTCATCATGAAATCCGTCCTTGCCTGCACTTATGAAACATCTATAAGTGTCTTTTAAGTGGCCATCTACACCACTTAGTTTTATTTCATCTTTTTCTAAGATGACTTCACCTTTTTTATAAATTTGTTCATCGAGGAATTTCTTTACATCTTCAATTTTTCCTCTTATTTTTAAATTTCCTTTACACCAATTCGGCATACTCTTTCTCCAATTTCTAAAAATAAAAAAAGCCACAATCAAGTGGCTTGTTGGATTAAATAGGATACTGTCTTTTTCACACCATCTTTGTCAGTGTATGAGTAAGAAATTCTTATTCCACGGTCCAATCTGCTGTTGATTTTCTCAAGCGTTATTTCAATACGTAGTAACCATAATGTGATCAACATTGTTATAACAAAAGCTTTCTGGACTTTATCAAGATCGCAAATTCCCGTGACATCTAAGATAAAAACGATGAACAGTAACCAAATTGCAATTCTCACTGACTTTTCAAAAAGTCGGAGTAGTTTATTAATCATGTTCTTTCTCACCGCCAAATTCGTTCAGCAGATTTTCTGTTAGCTCGGATAAAACACTTGTCATTAAGATAAAGTCAGCATCAAAACGCTGCGTATAATCTTCTTTCAAAATAATGTCGTCGTTTTTATCGAGTACGTTGTCCGCAAATTTCAAGCGTTTAAGCGTGCCATCTTCATTGAGAATGAATGACAAATTATCTTCCCATTCTAGCGATAACTTGGTGATAACCTTGTCGGACTCTAGCATTTTATCAATTTCTTCGCTGTTTAAGTCCTGATTTTTACACTTGATCAAACCGCTTTCTGTTGTGCCTGTAAATTCCGCCTCTTCTAGCAATACCAGCCACGTCGGATTGTCGCCAAGCCAGCTTGTCATAACTAAATGTGGATCTTTAACGAAAGATAACGGCACGACTGGCAATGATCCAAGTGTTTTTCTCAACAATGCCAAGACATCTTCTGCCGTCTTGTAAGAGCTTGCGTCGACATAAATCAAGCCTTTTTCTAAATCAATGAAAAGTGCGGTCTGTTTATACTTGCTGAACGCTTGCTGGAGTAGAACTGCAATAACATCATCTTTTAACGCTAGCTTTTCAATTTTCTCTAACTTGCGACCTTGTATTTTCTCAAACTCTTCAATGCGCTTGTTTAGTGCGTTATTAACAACGTGCACTGGAAGAATTTTTTCTTCTTTCTGCGCAACAAGCAAAATCTTGTTTTCTGCCGCATGATAGAGCAATTCACTGCTGTGAATTGGATTAGTCCAACCAAATTTACTCACATCAGATTTATCACACGGGCGATAAGCACATTGCTGTAATTTTTCTTGTAATTTTTCTGTTGACCAGTCTAACTGTTTTGTTAGACGGTAAATAATTGCATTTTTAAACCAAAACATAGTTATTCCTCCATTTCTTTAACTTCGAAAATATCCGAGCATATTTCATCAGCGTGAAAGTCAATTAATTTAATTCCGACATATTCGCCATAAGCAAAACCATCCCCATAGTTCCACAAATAGTTATCCATACTTTCAACATCTGATAACTTCCAATTTCTATCTTGTTCGTGATAAATCTTACTTGTTGCAACCGATAACACGTATTCCAAATGTTCTCTAAGTGGGTTGCTTGCATCAGGTGAATCAGCCCAGAAAGCGGACATTTCGGCAATTCGTTTTTTAACTTCTGGAAAGTCAAAATCTATCTCAAAGACTGCGTAAATCTCGATAGATTCAAATGTTCTTGTGCTAACTTTAAATTTTTTCTTGCCTGTAAATTCCATGTTTATTTACCTTTTTTAGATACAAAAAAACACGCTATTGCGTGCTGTTCAGTATTTAAGTATTACTTAATAACTGAATTAATTCTGCGGATAGTCAACGACAGGTAAGATGTTGACTACTGGTTGTTGTGTTAATGGCTCATCTTCAATATCCAAACGCCCGCCTAACGTCGCATAACCTACAATATCTCGCCAGTGGTCAACCTCGTGCGGATTTCCATTCACAATCCGCACAATCTTTGTCGCTATCATTGTGAGCGCGTAATATTGAGATGAATCCATATTGCTCTTACCGCTATTAATAACATTCATTAACTCTTTAAAATCCATTGCGCCCGCGTGAAAATCACCGTGCGTTGTTTCTCTTTCGTCTAACACTTCTTTAATCATTCTTCTTTCCCTTTGTTTAAATCATTCCGATTAATAAACTCTCTACGTTCTTCATTGAGAATGTCGATTTTCTTTTCGTGAAATGTGATCTCTCTATCAATCGCATCTAAATCACGCTTGTTTAATTCTGCTATTTCGCTTTCGGGGTGAATCATAAAATTAATATTCTCCTTAAATAAAAAACCGCACGATGAAGTGCGGTTTGGTTTCTTGTTCAGTCTTATGTTTCTTTATATTTATTAAAAGTTGCTATTGCACGTTTCTCCAATTCAGGAAAGAGAGAAAATTCAGAAATATTTAATGTTGCTAATTGTTCTTTTATTATTTCTTTGCTATCACTTGATATTTTTATCTTATGTGGTGTATATTCCAGATTTGAAGGTTCTTTGCAAGCAGTGTTGATACTGAGTTGTGATCCATAAAGGAAAAAATAGCCACTTTGGTTTATTAATCTATTATTATTTGCCACAGGTTTAACACAAAGGACTTTATCTATAGTATCTATATAATTCATCTCAACTTCACTAACATAATGTCGAGTTATCTCTCTTAATTTAGAGATTTTTGAAATAATTGGAAGTATATTTGATTCTGTTAAAGCTTTATTAAATGTTTCTCGCCCTAATATGTCTATGAAGGTTTGCTCAGCTTTTTCCATAAAAGGGGTAATTTTATATTTTATATTTGGATTTGTCTTTATATCTTTAAGCTCCATATAAACTGTAACTAGATTCAATATTATACTTCCTATCCCATCTTTGAATAAATCTTTTTTTAGTTGACTAAGACTTGATATCACTAATACGTCTGGGTTATTCCAGTGTAATATATTTTCATTTGGAATATCAAAAAACATTACCTCTCCGTTTTGGATTTTATTATTTTTTTTAGATTCTGACACACTAAAATATAGCGCAACTAAAGGGTTAGAAGTTAAATCTAATAATCTCGTTGGACATCCGTAATGCTGAAGTTTTACTAGTAAATGGAAAGGATCTAGTTCTTTCAGTTCTTCAGGATTACTAGCAATCAAATCATAAATCATTTGATGCTCATATTTTATATGTTTTCCATCATTCCTATAAATACTTGGGGTTAATGAAAAGTTCTCATCAGAATGCCCCCTATACAATCTTGTATGCCCTTCTTTAATCTCTTTACTATTTAATCTTATTAGAAATTCTTCAATACTTTTAATTGGCTCATCATTATGTGTTTGTTCAGTCATTTTTTATTACCTAAGAAATTTTGATATTGCAGATAGTATAAATTAGAGTAAATAATGTTACCTTGATTTTAATCTGTCAGAAAGACTATTAATAAAAAATTCAGAACGGGATATTATCCTCTTCAAAGTTACCTACCTGTTGTTGTACAGGCTTTCCACTTTTCGCATTCGCATAAGCATTGTTTTGTGGTGCCTGTGCTTGCTGTGGTTGCGAATCTTGGCGACTATCTAACATCTGCAATACGTCGCCTTGGATTTCGGTGGTGTAGCGGTCTTGCCCATTTTGGTCTTGCCATTTACGAGTTTTTAAACGTCCTTCTACATACACTTTTGAGCCTTTCTTGAGATACTGCCCGCAAATTTCTGCTTGGCGGCGATAAAACACGATAGAGTGCCATTCTGTCTGCGTTTTTCGCTCGTTCGTGTTTTTGTCGATCCAACTTTCGCTCGTGGCCACACTAATTTTTGCCACTGCGTCGCCATTTGGCATTGTGCGGACATCAGGATCGTTACCTAAATTTCCTAAAATAATTACACGATTAACCCCAGCCATTATTTAAATCTCCCATTGTCTAATCTTTGTCTTAGCGATTCTGATAACTCATCTTGATATCTATGCAATCTTGCGTGGCCAGCAACTGTAACCAAGGCTAAATTATCAATTGAGTTGTTTGTCACATCACCATCAATATGATGGACGTGTTCATCACGTTGAAGTTTTCTTCCTATTCGCTTTTCCATTACCAACCTATGTACAAACTTTCCCTTATGCTCACCAAGCGTTATCCTTGGATATTTTTTTGATACATCAACTCCAACAGCGGTATTTTTGCTTGAGTTCTTTTTACCCTTTGAGATATTTGCACACCATTCAGGTGTGAATTTTCTTTTATATCCTTTCTCTCTATGCATTCTACCTTTTTCAAAGGCATTACGAACACCATCAGCACGACTTCTTAATATTCCTGCTTTTAAAAAACGATTTCGTAGAGTAGATAATGGAATCCCTGTCCTTTCACTCACTTCTGGGATGGAATAACCATCTAGATAAAGTTCAAATTCATCAATAATTACTTTATTGACTCCAGCCATTATTTACCCCTTACATAAAACTCAATACTTTGTCGTTGTACATAATATTAAACTCATCCACTTTATCTGGATGTTTCTCTTCAACCCATTTGATGAACTGATCATAAAGACTGGTCAATTCTTCTTTTGATTTGCATTGGTTTAATCTCTCATTAACCATTTCATTAAAAGGCTTTTTAGTTTGACCAGAACTCATATTCTGCTGGATTAGTGGCTTTGAGTTGCTTTGCGACACGCTCTTTGGAGGGGCAGGTTGTTCTCCTCCTGTGTCCAGTGAATCAACCATGTCGTTTTCAGCTATTTCAAGAGCTGTTAAATAGAGATAACGTCTTTGATAAGTCTGAATTGCACCAAGATTTTGAATATCAGTTCCACTTGGTAGTGCTTTTTCAACCATTGGTGACGTGAAGATTATCTTTTCATCTTTTTCTCCATCATAAATAGTCAATGTAGCTAACTCACTCGTATAAGATATAACTGAACACATATTTAATTGTGCAAAGATCTCATTAACAGAAGGGAGGAAGTCTTTTAATTCAAAGTAATTAAAAGAGCGATTTTTTCCAGTTTTCTTTAATCCTTTTTCCTGTAATTTTACTCGTGCTTGTGCTAGTTTCTGATAAATATTCATATTATTTTCCTTTCATTATTAAGATTGAAGTCTGGTGACATTGATATCCATCGCAATCGTTGTATAACTCTAATTCAAAGCCTGCCCACAAAAGCACGCCAATAAGTAGGATTTTGTACATAATCTGTCCTTTTTGCTGAATTTTGGGTAAGACAAACCGCCACACGATAAAGTGCGGTCGGTTTCTGGGGAGTTTTAACGTAAGTAGTGAACTAGTTTATTTTCTGTATGATTTTGTAGGTGTGGGTTGGAAAAAATAAAATCTTCAATCTCTTTTTTCCATACCTTATTTTTCATCTGCGCTAAATTCTTCATGATGATTTTCTCTGAACTTTGTGCAAGGTTGTAACTAGCAACACCGAGATTAAATGCTGTTTTATAGTTTCTGTGGCTTTCAAGTTCTGAAAACAAATCCATCATTTTTTCCCACTCAAATGTAGATTCATTTAATTTAGCTATTGCTTTTGCAACAACATAAAATGCTTCTTCATCGAGTAAAATTCCACGTGGTTTTGGTTCAGGTAAAGCAAGTTGTTGTGGTTGCTCAACTTGATTTAAAAATGCTCGCAACACGGTTAGATGAAAAGCAGGGCTTATCCAAGCTGCGTAGGCGATAACAAGTTCTTTGCAAGCGTAAGTACCAACACCATTTTTGACAATTAAAACTGAGCTGTGAGATTTCTCACAGGTTGGATTTTCGCTTTCAATCTCTGCAATTAGAGCTTTTGTTTGATCATTTCGCAAAAAATAAGTAGGACGATGTTTTGGATCGTTTCCACTTGCCCTATGAAGATCTGCTAATGAATAAAGATTATTTAAAGTACGAATTGAGTTATTAAGAATTGCTAAATTAGTCATTTTGACTGCTCCTATTGGTTTTCTGAAATTGACCAGTTCTGACACTGGTGCCGAGAGGTTCAGAACCCTCCAATAGGTTAGGGTGGACGTATTCCCCGAAGGTATTGTATTAGTCGCCCTCTCGACGTTGCGAGATATCGGCATAAAAAAAGATCGCTTTTGGCGATCTGCTTACTACCGCCTATTGGAAAAAGGTTCTGACACCTTGAGGCAGATAGTAAAATAAAAGGGTAGGGGTTGTAAAGTTATTTTTCGATGAGTTGTTGTAGATGTTGAGATAACTGCAGAAAATTCAGTTTTCCACTTGCTACATCAACCATAGTGTCATCTAAGCCATGATTAGGTGGGATTTCAATGCCTTGTAAATCTAAATAAGTAAGCATCGTAACCATCGTAACCATCGCAGTACGTTTATTGCCATCAGGAAAAGCATGAGCTTTAGCAATTGCTACTGCATAAAGTGCAGCTATATCAAAGATATTGTCTGTATTTTCGTATAACATCCAATTATCAATGCGTGCTAAAGCACTATCTAGCCTACCAATATCTGCAACACCTTTTAGACCTGGTTCATTTTCTAAGATTGTTTGATGAATAGCTAGGACTAATTCAACGGTGATCATTTATATGCTAACGCCTTAATTTCTTTGTTATGCGCTTTAATCACACGCTTTGCAGCAGCTAATGCTACTCGCTTTCCTGCATCGCCTTTTAGCTCTATTTTTACAGGTTTTGTATCTTTTGATGACATTGTTTTCTCCTATAAAAAAAGCCGTTATTAAACGGCTTATAGTGCGGTTATCTTAATCCGAAAGGGCGGCAGTGTCAAATATTCAATTCGTCATTTTGAAATCCCCTGAAGTTAAACTAGAATAGAAACGCTTAAATTTTATTCACTAACAACAGGAGACTTCAAAATGGCTAATTTTATTGTGAGTTATGATTTGAGAAATCATCGTGATTATACCAAGCTAATTCAGGCGATACGGGAGACATATCGCCTACATAGCAAGGTACTTGAGTCGGTTTGGTATATCAAATCGACTCAAAGTGCGGTGCAAATCCGTGATTATCTTCGCCAATATATTGATGGTGATGATGGGATTGCGGTATTTGATATGACTAATAACTCTTGGGCAACGTGGAATTGCAATCACGAAGAAATGCAACGGTTGTGGAATTTTTAAGGGAATTGCCCTAGTCGTGGATCGGTGTAAGGCTTAGGGTGATCAGCAAAGGTCATCCGCTTGTACACTTGGCGAACTCGCTCAACATCTTTCGCACAGTAGTTTGCCACTTCGTCAATCTTGCCTGCTTGCACAAAATCCCAAACTTTCGAGCCGTCAATATCGCCTTTTTGTTCAATACCAAGTACTTTACATAGCTTGTCCAGCGAGACAGTACCTTTATATCCAGCCCATTCCTCCATTGTGTCAATAGTATTTAATTTAGTTTGCATATAATAAGGCTTCACGCCATTGATTACTGAACGCTGAAAGATGAAGCGGTAATCGAATTTCACGATATTGTGACCAATGAAAACGGGGGCTGTCATAGATTTACTTGCGTGTTCTTTTAAGTAGTCATTAAAACGCTGCAAGATATCAATTTCTCGGTCCTCTGCTTGCCAATCTTTGCGATAGAAAAGCACTGGTTCTTGATCGTCAATTGCCACACCAATAACCACGATTTCACCAAAAGCACCATCTAGTGATGTTTTGTTTACTGCCTCGTCTTTATTTTCAACTAGCCATTTATCAATAGTTTTTTGATTTTTATAATTGGCTGGTGGCTTTAGTTTCTCGCAAACATAATCTTGAAAATCTTTGTTTTGTGTCGGGATGGTTTCAATATCAATATAAACAAATTGTGACATATTTATCTCCTTTTAGGTTCTGTGAATGCTCTTTCGATAGTCCATTTTCTAAATAATCGCTTATTTGTATTGGCGTAATCTAATCCTAGAATTTCACACCACTCCGCAAGCGGTCTTGTCTCATTTTTATATTTAATCATTTTTGTATTATGTCGATTTCTAACTTGCTCCTTTTTACTTGCCCAGCGACAATTTTCTCGTGAGTAATCGCCATTTGTATTTATCCTATCGAGTGTATGATGCTTGCTTGGCTTTTCCCCCATATCTAAGAAAAAACGCTCGAAGCTATCAATCCACTCACTACAAACTTTTATTCCTCTACCACCATAGTATTTATAGATTTTGTTATTTTTATTTAAACAACGATCTTTCATTAATTGCCAAGATGTATATTCAGGTGTGAATTTTTTTCCATGCTTAGAAAAACATTGAGATGTAAGCTCTTTTTTTAAACATCCACAAGATTTTGTATTGCCAGACTTTAGCGAATTAAGGCGCACAAATAGAATGTTTCCACAATCACAAATGCATTTATGTTTATCCCTAGTTCTTCGCATAGGCTCTAATAATGTTAACCTTCCATATTTCATCGTCTTTACCTCTTAGAATGGAAATGTTGTGTTGTATTTTTGTAAGATTCGATAAATTGAGTTAGTGTCAATTTCACCGTTAAAGATCCACTTTTTAAGCTGTCTCAACTTTTTCTTTCTCTTCATTTCATAAATGCGATCTGTTTTCTTTCTGTTCACTTGCTCGGTCATAATTAACCTCTGTCGCCGTTGTGATATTTAATATCCTGTTCTACAAACCACTCATCATCGTAATCATCAGGATCTACTTCTTGCTCTTCTTTTTGCTCAAACTGTGCATAGTAATCTTGATCGCTGTCGCACTGCCAAGCAGGTAAAAATCGTCTGTTTCTCATAATTACACCTCCATTTCTGGAATTTTTTCTTCTAAGCAGAGATTTAACCGTTTAATTCTTTTATTTAACAAACGAATTGCTATAACCTTATTTCTTACGCCTGCGGTTCGTTCTTTTAATATCCCATTGATATAAATAGCACCGTGATACCATCCTATGTTTTTATTAATTCTCGTTGTGTAATTTTTCTTTTTGGGCATCATAAAACTCCTGAATAATCATTGTTTGCTTCATTAAATAACGCTCGGCTTCTTCTGTGAGTGTGACTTGATTGTCGCCGTGTTCGATAATCCATTCTGCTTTCGCTTGTGCTTCCCAGTCGATTTCTGATGTGTAGGCTGGATGACAACTCACACCAAGGATAAGCGCAATCAGAAATGCCGCTGTCATATTCCAGATGTTGATGTGTTTCATAATCGTTTCCTTTTTGTTCAATTTGCTGAATTTTGGGTGCAGAAAACCGCCACACGATAAAAGTGCGGTCGGTTTTCAATGAGTTTTAATTGAGTAGGTTATTTACGGCTTTAACGAGTGCTAGGCGTTCGGTGTTGGCGTGAACGTATTTCTTCGCTTTTGCCATAACCTGTTCTAATGGATGTTTGAAGTTGTAGAGATACTGACCGCCGATTTGGTTTTCCATTAATTTGGCAATGTTTGTATTCTGTAACTTCTCTTGCATTTCGTGAGCTTGGAAACAGTAGCTATACAACTGGATAATTAAAGCGAGAGTTTCTTCGCTGTTTTGAATGGCTGTTAATTTGTAATCAGGTTCAGGTAAAGTCAGTTGTTGTGGTTGAACTTCATATTTACCCGTTTTTCTGATTTGGGGTAGGACTTCGGCAGTTACCCATTTTCTGAAACGGTGTGGCGTTGATCCTTTTTTCACTGCATCACGGCAGCGTAGGATTAAGGTGTACATACCGCTATCATTGACTAAATTAATAGATTGTACTTGATTTCCTATACTGTCGGTTAAACCGACGGTACCATTTCTAAAGCTATCGGTTAAAGCGATAGTCGTTTTTTCATCATCATCTAGTTTTAAAAGTGCATCACGAGCATTTAAAATATTTAAAGCATCACAAAGATCTTTAGCAACAAACCAAGGTTCATTGTTGATTACCAAGGTACGGATTGTGTGAGTTTCGAAAGAGTGAATTGAGAGTTGAGTTTGATTTGACATAATGTAATCCTTTGAGTATTTGTTTTTACACAAGCCATTTTCGACAATGGCGTCGGGAGGTTCGAAAACCCTACTCAAAGGCAAAGGGCTGGACGTATTCCCCGAAGGTATTGTATTAGTCGCCCTCCCGACATAGTCAGGATTACGGATATAAAAAAATCGCCTTGTGGCGATTAGTAAACTATCCGCCTCTGAGTTTTAGGTTTCGACACCTTGAGGCAGATAGTAAGATAAAAAAGGGGGAGTGTCAATAAAATTAAACCCCGTTGATTGCAACAGGGTTAATGACTATTTTTTCCTTCTTTTATCCATTTTTCAGCAAGCCATTCAAACTCACAAAATAGTTTATTGTTGTTGTTTTTTATTCGCCTAAGCTCCATTACATATGGTTTTAATGTATTCCAGTCGGTAATGACACTGCTTTTACTCATTCGCTTGTAAACTGCTTCGTCAAATAAGTTTTCTTTAATGCCAACACAAATAAATTCAATTGAATTTAGAATATCAAGTACAATAAAGTTTTGGCGATCTGTTTCACTACTTGATGGTGTATTTCCCTGCAATGAACAGGCTAAGCTGGTAAAATTAACTCCGCCATCTCGCATTTTCATGTAAGCTTGACGGCGCCTACGGTAATAAGCATTATTGCTATTACTAATTAGTAATTCGATAGTTGCTTTTTGTTTATGTTGTTTACGCAACTCTTTAAGTTGAGACCACGCAAAAAAGGCTAGGTAACCAGTAAAAAGACAAGTTCCTAGCCCTATGAATGTGTTAATATCGAGTTTGCTTAGGAAATCCCAGGTTTTAACACCTTCTTCCATTAAACTTCCCAACCTTCATTAAATTGTTTCATCATATTTCCTCCCTCCGTATTTACTTAGACTAAAAAAGCCTGCTCAAGTTCACCTGGCAAGCTGTTTATCCGTCTAAATTGTTATAAAGAACAAAACAATTACTGTTATTAACTGTAATTAATCTTAAATATTAACAGCTAAAGGATACTTTACCACATAAAAACATGCAATCTTTTTTATATCTTTTTTATATCTTTTCTTTTTCTCTTGAATAAAAAAGCCCTCTTTCGAGGGCGGAGTGGTAATTAACAAGTGCTTTTGTTTATAAAGGGTGGTGCTAACGTTCTGTTAAGAGGAACCAATCAAACAAGGAGATTTTGAACGCTAGCACCAATTTGGCCACGGTGACTGGATTTGAACCAGTAACGCAAAGATTAAAAATCTCCCGCTCTACCACTTGAGCTACACCGCCAAATAGGGCGACCCTGTATTGTTCGGGATTGGTCAAATTATCCGTACATTAAGTGAAAGTTAATGTTTACAGGGTCATAATTCTTTTAATAAAGCGCACTTGTCTAACATTCGTCCCGGTTGTACTTCCCAAGATTTCTCTGTAAATGCGCTTTATTTAAAGTTGCTTGGATTTTTTACCTTGCCCAAGCTACAAGGCTTATGGTCACCACAACACATAAGGAATTGATTTTATTTTGTACTAACTGTATATTTTTAATACCACAACACGAAATAAGGATTAAGTTATGAAGAAATCAACAGCTGACTTTTTAGCCTATGAATTTGCAAAGGCTCATTATGATAAAGCTGGGTTAAACTTTCATAAAAGTAACGCAAAAGCCATCGGTGAGTTTATTGCCGCACTGTCATCTGAATTTCAAGAAAAGCTCGATGATTTTGATAGTGATACCGTAGAACGATTTAAGAATTTATCGAAATAAACGCTTTCTTAAGTTCTTCAGCAAAATTTAAAACATCACCTCTATCACATTTTGCGTGATGTAAGACAGTTTCCCAAATTTGCTCTTTAACTTCTTTGGGTAGTTTGTTTTTATTTTCTTCAGTTTCAATAACAGCAATTACTACTTTCATATTTATATCCTTTTATCTGATTAATTCTCTACAACCCAATCTACGTTTCTGTACAGCTCTCACTGTATTAACGCCTGACTGACCTTTATTGCAATTGTAATTAGCAATATCGCTTAATTTCTTAGCATTAACTGGAACATCTATTAAAGCCACATTAATGCGATTAGATTGCTTTTTACTGCATAACTGCTTTTGTCTTTCTCTAAGACGTTTTGCTTGTTTTAGCATTTTTGATACTTTCATATCGTTTGCTCCTTTCTCTCTCATTTGAAAGCACACTTACTTGTTTGAATGCGCTTTTAAATAAGTCTTGATTTATGTCGCTAGCACGTGGGAGTCATAATCAAGTAACTCAATTCCACTTAACCAAATTGTGTCGCAATCACAGACTACTTAATCAATAAGGCTATATTTGATTAACTTGTGATGTGTAGATTTTTAAAGAACATTAGATGCTTTTTAATATCTAGATGAAATAATGGAATTAGCTAAATTTTCGGAGTAAACTTTTAATTAACTTTGCGATTTTTGATAGCGGGTTTTCAGGGATGTAAATCTCCATCTTACACTCACCATCATAAACAGCTTGGGACATTGCTTTTACTTTTTCCTTGGCTTCTTCTGGACTGTTTGCGTAAACATCGCATGCCCATTGAATGCCTTGGTAGTAATAGTGGAATAAATATTTTTTCATTGGGAGTTCCTTATGAAATTTGAAACTTACTTAGACGCTCGCAGCGAATGGCGGTGGCGTTTAAGAGCGAGTAACGGTAAAATCATTGCAGATAGCGGGGAAGGCTATAAAAACTACAGTGATTGTTTACACGGTATTGAACTCGTAAAATCCACAAGTAAATCAACACCAGTTGAATAACTTATCCAAAAGCTCCGAAAGGGGCTTTTTTCATCTAGATTTTTAAAGAGCAGCGAGATGAGTATCTCGTTTTGTTGTGGTTATTAAATCAAATATTTATACAAATGTAAATATATAGTTTAATAAATAAATATTAAATTTATTTCATTTATAAATATATAGTTGATTTTAAAAGAAAAATATTTTTGAAATTTTTTGATTAATTACTGAATTTGTGAGCTATGTCACATAAAGGAGAAGAAAATGATGTGTATTTTGTAGGAAAAGAACATTGATTAGAGATAAATATAAAAATATTAAAGGTGTTTATCACAAAAACAACTTCTCATATAATAACTAAGGTTTTAGAACATTTAGTCAGTAAAGATCATAAATTGACAGATAATAAAGATGAATAATTCTGATATTTTAACTTATGTAATTCTTATTATAGGGTTAGTAATGGCTGTCCCTATGTTTGTTCGCATTGGTGAAATTTTAAGTCAGAGAGTTCGTTTAATACTATTCCCTGTAAGAAAGGTCAAAATTCGTCGCTGGCATAATGAAAAATTTATGGGATATGGAGAGTTGGATTTGACTTCACAAGAGCCTATGATTGATCAATTAGATCGCATTGACGCGGAACTCAAGAGTGATTTTATCATTTAGATAAAATGGTAATGATATTTTCTATATGTCGTACAACTTTCTTAAAATCAATGTGTTGGTCATCTGTAGCATACACAGAAAGTATTGCATGCTCTTTGATTAAGTGAGTATTTTCTATTTTTCTTAATTTGCACAGCGCTTTTATTTTATTTTCAACTAATAAGATTTTGTATCTGTTAGATAAAATATTAGGTGGCTGCTTTTCATAATTTCCTATTATTTCGGTATATATTTGCTCTATTTCAATAAGTAAGCTATCTATTTTATTTTTTATTTCCTTTTTTCGTTCTCGAAGACCACCCACAAAGTAAGAAATAATAGTACTGATACCACCAACTATCCATTCAATATGTTCTATAAGAAAACTAAGTAAAATCTGATCCATTACAATCGTCCAATTGTTAAATGTTTCTGGGTGTTAAGTATTATTTTTACTGTTTCAGGGTAAACACTGTCCTTTGGTAATACCTCTAATTTAGAAAGTATAGTTTGATATGGTATTTTGTCGATTGTCATTAATCCTACGAAAGCAGAACCAATGAATGAGGTACCAGGGAATGCCTGTAACCCATCAAAATCAACAATAATTTTATCAAATTTTTTAAAAGCATCAGATAAATACTCACGACGAAACTTATCACCATTAAATGGTCCGTCATTATCATCTCTGCCGAAAGGGTCATCAGAGAAGTCTTTTACATAAATTTTTATTTCATTGGTCATTTGTTTTCTCTTCATCGGGCAAGTCCAAATCCCACTCTAGTAAAGTTCCTTTGATATCATAACTTAATTCATAACGTTCTTCACTATTATTTTTAGTGTATCTTACATCTCTTGAGTGAATCATTGTTGCTGCAGGGCTAATATGTGATACTTTGAGTATATCAATACTCCCAAACCCCCTTCCTATACTGCTAAATCTTGAGTTACCAGGACGTAATGCTTCTTTTAATATCTCAATTTTTAGGTCTGTTTCAGGGAAAAGAATATTGCTTGACGTCTTATTTTTGGAAAATGACTCAACAATCCCAACACCCAAATCATACAAAATAAACGTAATTTGACTGTTTTTAGGCGAGTACCACAATCCTTGCCACCATTTTACTTTTTCATCTAGCCCGTCATAAGCATGATGAAAAACATTTAACGATGCCTCCGCAAGTGCAACTTCAAGTTTTTCCAGAAAATCTTTTAAGACAGTAGTGTTTTTATACTTGACATATAATTCTTCATAAAGTATCGACAGAAGTTTTCTATTGATCTTTCTTTTTGCTACTGGTACTTCACCATATTGAAAAAGATTCATGTCTTTTTCTAAATCATCTATCTTCTTCATTGATCCAGCCATTAGTGTCTTTAATAGTTGACTTCGAATAAATATGCTTTTATGTATTGGTGATTTTTTTGTATCAAATGTGAAAAAGCCTGCATTACCTTTTAATATTTGTAAATGATTTATATGTGCAAAAAGCATTACAGCTGCTGCTGCAGTTATTTGTTTTGTATTTGTGAAATCGATTTTTATTGAAGTATTACTCTCATCTATAGCTAATGTATAAAGTTGAGAGATAAAATTTAATGTATCCACTATGGATTTTTCATCATAAATACACAGTACTGAAGGAGCTTTAATTTTCATTTTTAATATTTTAAATAGGTTATATTTAATGTTGGGTTAGTAATGCTCCACTATTATAAAATCAACTCTCTCAGTGACACCCAATCATTACATCTTTAATCACAAAGCACAGACCGCCAGAAGACCTTGCTATCAACCGCCGCGCCAGACTTGACGACCAATAATTTTTAACTCACCCAATTGCTCTTCACCTACTTCAATAGGCTTATATTCAGGATTAAAACTAAGCAGTGTGATTTTGTCGCCATTGCGTACAACTTGTTTGATATAGAAATTGTTTTTATACGTTAAAGCGTAGATCTCACCATCAACAATATCTGTATCGTGAATATTCACAATCACAGTGTCCCAATCTTTTAAAACTGGATACATACTATGCCCACGAACAAACATCGCTTTACAGCTTTCTGGTGTTAAATTTTTTTGTTTAAACCAAGCTTGTCTAAATAATAAAGGCTCATCAGATTTTCTTGGTATCCATTCCACAATGCATCCCTTTCCAGTGCCAGCGGATAGTTTTACATCATATAAATCAATCTCAATATGCGAATCGCTGTAATCTTTATCTTCTATTACTGCAACCTCATTTTTATCAAGAATGTCTTCGCTACCTAATAACCAATTCACTGAATAGCCGTATTTTTCGCAAATCAATCTAGCTGAATCAATACCTATCTTCCCATTTTTAAACCAATTATTTACAGCTTGGGGAGTTTTGTTTGATACTCTGGCTAACTCCGCCTTACTTACTCCAGACTCATCTAATATTTGCTGTAATCGCTCAACGACAAGTTTATCTCTGTTATCCATATAATCCTCCATTATTGAAGTGTAAATAAAATATTTACTTTTGCAATAAACTCAATATTTACATATATAAATTTATGATTTATTATTAATGCCAGATTCAATCAACTAAATATTGAGGTATTTATGACACCTATTGAAAAGGCAATTCAGGCTGTTGGCTCTCAAGCCAAATTAGCTCAGGCAGTAGGAAAGACATCTCAATTTATTTATCGAATGAAAAGAGCTGGGGGAAAAATTTCTACTCAAGACGTTTCAGCCGACAAATGGAAAGAGGTCACTGGTCTCCCTAAAAGCGAGTTATTCCCTGAATTTCAGGATTAACTTACCAACTAACTAAAAAACAATCTTCAAGAAAAAAGGAAAAATTTTCATGAACAGCAAAGAAATACAGAGATTGTTACACCGAGATTGTAAGAACAGCTCAGGCGGTATTACCTCTCTTGCTTATACGTTAGAGAAGTCGCCAAAAATTCTTGGCAACAAGCTCAACGTGGATTGCGAGCAGAACCAATTGAGCTTTATCGAAGCGATCGAACTTATCGCCACCGTTCAAAGCAAGAAAACACTCTCAGCTATTGCAGCACAAATCGATCACATCGTTGTGCCTATGCCTAGATGTGCTGATTGCGGTCAAGACGTACTAGCAAGATTTCTAGATATTGCGGAATCAAGCGGAAGAATCGGAAAAGAGATTAAAAGTGCGGTGAGTTCTGATTCAGAGCTTGGACGTAATTTATCTCAACGTGAGAAACAAAGAATCTTAGCAGAAGTGGAACAGTTAATTGAGCAAGCTATCTGTTTGAAGATGGAATTGGGGCAATAAAAAACCACTGTTGGAGCAGTGGTATTTAGGAAATATAAACCAAGGTGATTTATGAATCAATTATTAAACATTTCAGAGCAAAAAGCAAGACTTACGATGAGTAGTCGTGAGATTGCGTCATTAATTAATAAAAATCATAGCGACCTATGTCGTTCAATCGAAAGATTAATGGTAAAGGGCGTAATTAGGGGGTATCAGCCAATGGCTTACACCCATCCACAGAACGGACAGACTTACTACGAATACCATCTCGAGAAAAGAGATTGCCTTATCGTCGTCGCTCAAAACTGCCCTGAATTTACCGCCGCAATAGTTGACCGCTGGCAAGAGTTGGAAAATCAACAAAAATCAACCGCACTTTCTCGAAAAGAATTAGCGTTAATGGTTCTTCAAGCTGAGGAAGAAAACGAGCGTTTACAATTAGAGAACGCTGAATTAAAACCAAAAGCTGCTTTTGTCGATCACTACGTGGAAGTTGGCACTAGTAAATCACTTCGTGAAGTCGCCAAGATTCTAAAAATGCCAGAAAGAGCAATGATAGACCGCCTTATTCAAGATCGCCTTTTATATCGCCAATCAGGTGCGTTACTGCCATATCAAACCGCTCACTCACGTGATTTATTTACCGTGAAAACAGGCACAGCAGAACGCGGTCACAATTACACGCAAACAAGAGTAACAAGCAAGGGGATTGAATATATCGCGTCACGTTACGCTTCGGAGTTGATGTTATGAGTAATAAAAAACAAAAAAGCACCAGAACTGCGTTATCAAAAAAAGTCCGCTTTGAAGTTTTTAAACGTGACAGCTTTAAATGCCAGTATTGCGGAAAGTCAGCTCCTGATGTTGTTCTTCATGTCGATCATATTAATCCTGTAAGCAATGACGGAACCAATGACATTATGAACCTGATCACCTCTTGTTCTGAATGTAATTTAGGTAAAGGCGCAAAAACACTAGACGATAACTCTGTTATTGAAAAGCAAAGAAAGCAATTGCAAGAGTTAAATCAAAAGCGTGAACAACTTGAGATGATGCTCAAGTGGAGAGAAGGGTTAGAAAGCTTAGATCAAAATATTGTTGATGTTATTACTCAAAAAATAAATGAATTAATTGCGCCAAGTGAAGTTAACTCTAATGGTGAGAAAACAATTAAGACATGGATTAAAAAGTTTTCTGTAGAAGAAATATTAAATGCTATTGATGCAGCTTTTGAGAGCACTTTTTGTCGTGGCAGCAATAAATCTCATGACGAAAAGAGTAATGATTTTTTCAACTTAATTCCTCGTATTTGTAGTGTAAACAGAATGCCTGAACTAGATAGAGAGCTTTGCTATATCAGAGGAATTTTAAAAAACAGAATGTATGTGAATTTTGGTTATGTAATGCAGTTAATGAAAAAAGCTACTTCATTAGGCTTTGATGTAGAAGATTTAAAAGAACTAGCAAAAACAGCGAAAAACTGGACTTCCTTTAAGAACACTTTAGAGGAGTTTATTCAGGAGGGTGAAAATGAGTTCTAAATTATTGGGACATGTTTGGGATTTAGATCTTCCAGATCACGCAACAAAACTAGTATTACTCCGTCTTGCTGATAGCGCAAATGATGAGACTGGAGAATGCTGGCCGTCACTTAAGCATATTCAAGATAAATGTAACATTAAGTCAAAAAATACTATTAGAAGAGCTTTAGAAGTTCTTGAGCAATTAGGGTTATTGGTCGTTATTAAGAGAAAATTATCAGCAAAGCAAAACACCTCAAATTTATACAGATTGAACATTAAAAAAATCCTCGAACCAAGCTCTGTAAGTATTAAATTAGGGGGTGGTTCAAATTCTGAACTAGGGGGTTCAAATTCTGAACTAGGGGGTGGTTCAAATTCTGAACCCAGAACCAATAACTCTTTTGAACCAATTAATGAATTAAATACCCCCTTACCCCCTAAGGGTGAATCAGCTAACGCTGATGGCGAAGGAAATGCCAAAAAAGATTTATCTGCTAAAAATAAAAAAAATCGTTCTGCTGAAAAAATCGATTATCAAGGCGTTATTGAAGCATTCAACGAAGCTAATACTGAAAACGGCTCTAGGTTGCCATTTGTTAGAGAATTATCAGATAAGCGAAAAACAAGCATTAAAAAATTCCTCTTGTCACTGAAAGAGCCTACTGCGGAATGTGCAGGTAATTACTTCAACGCCTTGTTCTCAATGCTAAGACCTTTCCATTTCGGTGAAGAAAAAAATTCAACTTGGAAAGCAAATTTTGATTGGGCAATTCGTGCTGAAACAGTGATTAAAGTGCGTGAGGAGAACCTGTAATGAGTACACAAATTCAAACAGTCCCTTACAACTTGCAGGCAGAACAATCTGTACTTGGTGCAATCATGATGGATGCTAACGGTGAGAGAAGTGCGACAGTTTTTGCGATGTTAAAACCTGAAAGTTTCCATGTGCCAGCACACAAAAAAATCTATGAAGAAATGCTTTTCTTGGCGAGAAATAATCAACCGATCGATTTAATGACTATTGATTCACGTTTAAGAGCAATTGGCGTTATCGAGCAAATTGGCGGTATGGCGTATCTCGCAGAAATGTCAAAAAACACTGTCAGCATCGCTAATATTTCAACGTATGCGCAGATTGTGCGAGATGAAGCAATTAAACGTTTTACCTTTGCTAAGTTACAAGACTGCCAAGAAATGGTGCTTTCTAGTAATGGTTTGAACGCACAAGAAAGACTTGATGCAGTTAGTCGCTTAATGTCTGAGATTGCGGATTATGGACGTACAGGAGCAACAAAAGGCTTGCGTGCTGCAAGAGAAGTTGGAAATGAATGGTTAGATAGCTACCAAGAACGACTAGAAAATCCAAGTGCTACAAGAGGACTTACAACTGGGCTTACTGCACTTGATGATCTACTTGGTGCAAAAGGTTTAGTTAAACAATCACTCGTTGTTGTAGGTGCTAGACCTAAATGTGGAAAAACTGCTTTCTATGGCATGGTTGCAGAAAACTGCATTGTGAATGAGAAAAAACCAGCACTTTTATTTAGCCTAGAAATGTCTGGTCAGCTCATTTTTGAAAGGTTGATTGGACAGAATGGAAATCTCAATACCACTGCATTTTATGAACATGATCCAGATGTCATTTTCCATAAATATCACACTACGCAAGAATCGCTTATTAACCGCGCAAGTAATGCTGTAGGGGAGTTAATCAAAGACGATCTCTTGTATATCGACGACACACCGGGTGTTTCAATGGCCCACATCAGAAATGAATGCAGACGTATTAAGCGTGAGCGTGGTGAGATTGGATTGATTGCGGTCGACTATCTCACATTGATGAAAGCTGAAGATGCAGAACGTAACGATCTCGCTTACGGAAAAATCACGAAAGAACTAAAAAATCTAGCACGTGAAATGAATTGTGTGGTTTTGGTTCTTACGCAGCTAAACCGAAAACTTGAGGATCGTGGCGATAAACGCCCACTTCCCAGTGATAGTCGTGACACAGGTCAAATAGAACAAGAATGTGATTACTGGATCGGGTTGTACAAAGAGAGTGCTTATAGCGAATCGGCAGACAAATCACTCACTGAAGTGATTTTAAGACTAAATCGTCACGGTGGTGGAAGTGGCACAGTTTATGCCGATCAGCGTTTTGGTTCAATGTTCAATTGTGACCAAGACGAAGCAAAACTAAGAGCAGAACAATGCAAACCAGAGCCGAAGAAAGTTAAGAAAGGGGATTTTTAAGATATGGAAATTAAAAACCAATTCTTCTTACGCTCAGAACAAGTGCGGTCAAATTGTCAGGATTTTATCGCACAACTCCCTATCGATGATGATAAGCCACTGGTTGTCGATATTAAGCCAAGAACACGCAACCTAGAGCAAAACGCTAAATTCCATGCCATGTGCCAAGATGTGGCTAATCAGCTTGAATTCATGGGACGTAAGCTAACGATGGAACAATGGAAAGTGCTGTTTATTTCAGGTCATGCGATGGCTACCAATGAAAAAGCAGACGTTGTACCAGGTCTAGAGGGTGAGTTTGTCAATATCCGCGAAAGCTCAGCAAGAATGAGTGTTAAGCGCATGGCAAGCTTAATTGAGTATGTGACGGCTTACGGTGTAAGTCATGGTGTTAGATTTAACGATAGATGCGGATTTTGGGGGAAATAATGGAAGATTTTTTAATTGTAATTGTGTCACTAGGAATGTTGTTTTTTGGCTGTATGTTGATGGGTGATTTTTTATGACAACAAAGAAACCGAAGGAGCACAAATGCAAGGTATGCGGTAGCTACTTTGTAAAAAGTAAATCAACACAGAAAGTCTGTTCAGTTGATTGTGCTGTCAAGCTAAGCAAAGAAGAAGCGCGCAAGAAAAGAGAGAAAATTCAAAAGGCTGAACGTGTAGAAACAGCAAAGCGAATGAGAGCAAGAAAAGAAGCGTTAAAAACAAGAAGGGATTGGTTAAACGATTTACAAAAGATTTTTAATAAATTCATTAGATTACGAGATAGAGATGAGCCTTGTATTAGTTGCTGTCGTTATCATCAAGGGCAATGGCATGCTGGACATTATAAAACAGTCGGTTCATCACCAGAGCTAAGATTTGATGAAAAAAACGTCCATAAACAATGCTCTGCCTGTAATAACCATAAAAGTGGAAATGTTACAGAATACAGAATCAACCTCATTAGAAAGATTGGTGTTGAAGAAGTAGAAAAGTTAGAGAGAAAAGACCATCCACCACTAAAACTCACAAACGACGAAATCAAAGTAAAGATTGCGCTGTACAAAAACAAAATTAAAGAATTAGAGGGCAGGGAATGAAATTTAGTGAATTAAAATTAACACAAGAACAAGAATATTTTGTCGACAAGTGGATGGATATGTGGGGCAACTGGATTAGAACTGAACGGTTTGATAAAACACAATTTAATATCATTGGTAGATTAATGCAAAGTGTTACACCAAGCGAACCTAGCGAGCCAATTTGTGATGATGATGTTGGAATGATGATCAGTCAAATTGTTGACCAGTTCTTTATGAAGCATGATCCAGCGATGCGGTTCATTGTCTTTTCTTACTACGTGAACAAATGCACTATTAACAAAATAGCTGTAACGTTGAGAAAGAATAGCGAACCAATTCCAATGAAAGCCAGTCCGGGTAAATCAAAAATCAGAGTTCCAAGTATTCTCACCATGAGAAAAAACGTAGAGAAAGAGCTAAAACTAGCGAAAGCGATAATTCACGAACTTCTTGTAACTGGCTTTGTAATTCTTCAATCTGGTAGCGAACGTGCCGTCAACGTGAAAATCAAGTATTGACAAAAAGTATAAACCTATATATCATTTCAATACATAGTGGGCTTTGTTTAAATGAGGTTCACTAAATGAGATTTTATAACCCTGACTAGAAGCAGTCGGGGTTTTTATTTAAGGGTGTAGCTCAACTGGTAGAGCAACGGTCTCCAAAATCGTATGTCATTGGTTCAAGTCCAGTCACCCTTGCCAAATTCACAAGCTCAGTCTTAACGGACTGGGCTTTTTTATTGCCCCAAAAGCAAGGGGGTGGAGATTATGAAAATGAAAGATGCTGGGACGCAATCATATATCTGGTCAGGGTTTGGCGCTTTCTTTGCACTTCTCTCACTTCAAGAATGGCTGGCAGTTATCAGTTTGACTGTTGGTGTAATTACTATGCTTGTTAACTCTTATTACAAGAAGAAAGAAAATGAGAGAAAAAACGCAGAAAAAGTGCGACTTGAAGAGCTTCATAAGTTAAGAGTTGAACGCATGAGAATAAAACTCGAAAAAGAAAAAGCGGGGCTTGTTAAATGAAACACGTTAAGAAGATAACGGCTTGTTCTGTTGCAATGATTATCGCTGTTGTCATGTCCGATCACTCAACTGAGATTCGCACCGGTGAGCGTGGACTAGAAATCATTGGTAATGCCGAGGGATGCGCACGTGAACCTTATAGATGTCCTGCTGACGTTCTAACAGTTGGTATTGGTTCAACGGAATTAAGCGGATTGCCAATTGACCGTAAAAGATATTCAGACGAAGAGATAGCGAAGCGCTGGATAAATGACATTAAAGTAGCTGAAAAATGCGTTAATAACTGGGCAAACGGGAATAATTTGCCGCAGGGTGCATTTGAGGCAACGGTATCAATCACATTTAATGTCGGATGTTCTAAGCTTAAATATTCTACGTTGTTTAAGCATGCCAAAAATGGTGATATTCAAGCAATGTGCGATCAATTTCCACGCTGGAAATACGCTAACGGTAAAGTATTACGTGGACTTGAAATCCGCAGACAAAAGGAACGTGAGCTATGTTTAGCCGACTTACACAAATCTTGATCGTCGTAATTTTGGGCTTGTGTGTCGCGTTGTGGTTCCAGTTCCAGTCTATTTCTAACTTAAAAGCCAAAAACACCATTCAAGCCCAAACCATTTCACTACAAAGCGAAAGTATCAAAAATCTCAAACAGCAAGAAGAAATAAACAGACAACTCACACTCGAAATAAGCAGACTTGAGAGTGAGTCTAGGAGCAAATCAGATGATGCAATCAATTCTATTTCACATGATGAAAAGAGTGCTGACGCTTACAATGCCAGTGCTCCTCGTTCTATTGTTGAGTTCTTGCGCAAGTAAGCCAGTAGTTCAAGTATACCCACAAATTCCAGCAGCACTTCTTGCGCACTTAGATAAAACAGGGTTTAACGGCAATACTTACGGTGACGTTTCAAAGTACGCAGTGATACTCAAACGTGAAAGAGATGTTTGCTTAAATCGAGTTGATAAGATTCGAGAGTGGCAAACAGAAAACGCACAGAATTAAAAGAGGCATAGATATTTCACTATGCCTCTTTTAATTATAAAGATGATGATAACTCTCGTTGTGAAGCTACTGCTAAGAAATGGCTACGGTCTTTATAGATTGGATTATTAGCTACACGTTGGTCTATTCTATCAATTAGATATTGCGGTAATACAATATTAACACGCTGGCGTTTACCAAAGTAAGCAGTGATATCTACATCGATTAGTAACCAACTATCGCAATATTGAAAATCTTCTTGCTCTTTATAGTGAAGAAAGCCCAAATCTTTAATTTGGGAAATATCAAAATCACCCTCAACCATCATTTCTAAGATGGTATGGATTGCATCAGTTACCATTGGAACAATTTCTTCGACAGTATCTGCACCACTAAAACAAGAGTAAGTTTCATTAAAAAGCGCAGGCACACATAAGCCAAACGCTTCATTTTCATTTTTTGGCGTTTCAACGCCAATGGTAAATAACATATAGCCTCCTAGATAGGACTCGGCAGAGCTATAAAAGCCCTGCCGATTTCTTTATGGATCTGACAGTACCTATTGGTAAATCTTTCTTGGGATGCGGAACAGGAAACGTCTTTCCTGTTTTGGGTGAATACCATATATGGTGCGACCCTTTACATCTCAATTCAGTACATCCAATTGCTGTCAGTTCCTTGATTAAGTCGTGTGAGTTCACGTGATACCTCCTTTGCCTTAATCAAATACTATTATACACACGTATACACACAAGTCAAGTATTTAAAAAAGGATTAACCATTATGCCAAAAAAAGACGAGGTTAAATCCACGTCTAAAGGGCGTGGTAAAACTAAATTAACAGACAAGCAAAAACGGTTTGTTGAAGAATATCTAATTGACTTAAATGCCACTCAAGCAGCAATCAGAGCGGGGTATGCTGAGAAAGCAGCTAATCGTGAAGGCAGTCGTTTGTTGTCAAATGTAGACATTCAAGAAGCTATTCAAAAAGCCCAAAACACTCGGGCGGAACGAGTTCAAATTTCACAAGATGATGTACTGCGTGACTTAATGGAGTTACGTGATATGTGTATGGGACGTAAATCATTCATTGTCACTGATACGGTTAAAAACAATCAAGAGGGAACTGTTAATACGGTTGATAATCATGTTTATGCTTTTGAGCCTGCAGGAGCAAATAAAGCACTTGAGTTATTGGGTAAGCATTTGGGAATGTTTAAAGAACGAGTAGATCTCACTAATTCAGACAGTTCACTTAATCGTCCAACAATTATTGAATTAGTTTCACCATCGGTAAATAGCAATGAAAGTACAGATTGAAATACCACCTAAACTCATCCCAGTTTTTAGTGGTAATTATCGTTATCGTGGATCTTATGGTGGTCGTGGTTCTGCAAAAACAAGAACGTTTGCGAAAATGACTGCTGTGGTTGCATATAAGAGAGCAATGGCAGGTGACAGTGGTGTTGTACTATGTGGTCGTGAATTTATGAACTCGCTTGAGGATTCCTCACTTGAAGAAGTTAAACAGGCAATTAGAGCAGAGTCATTTTTAAATGATTTTTTTGAAATAGGTGAAAAGTACATCAGAACAAAGTGTGGCAGAGTGTCGTATATATTTTCTGGTCTACGTCATAACTTAGATAGTATCAAATCGAAAGCAAGAATATTACTTGCTTGGGTTGATGAAGCTGAATCAGTCAGTGAAATGGCTTGGAGTAAATTAATTCCTACGGTTCGTGAACATAATTCAGAAATCTGGCTGACGTGGAATCCAGAAAAAAGAGATTCCGCAACGGATAAGCGTTTTAGACAATTCCCACCTGAAAATTCTGCTATTGTTGAAATGAATTACACAGATAACCCTTGGTTTCCTGGTGTATTAGAGCAAGAAAGGCTGAATGATAAAAAACGCCTTGATGATGCAACATACCGTTGGATTTGGGAAGGTGCTTACTTAGAGGCAAGCGAGGCTCAAATATTTAAAGGTAAATATGAAGAGCTAGAGTTTTCACCAAATCAAGATTTTAACGGTCCATATTTTGGACTTGATTTTGGCTTTGCTAAAGATCCAACTGCTGTAGTTAAGTGTTGGGTATTTAATAATGATCTGTATATTGAGTATGAGGCAGGCAAAACAGGCTTAGAGTTAGATCACACCGCAGGTTTTGTGAAAGAAAGAGTGCCAGATATAGAAAAATATATATTACGTGCAGACTCAGCAAGACCTGAATCAATCAGCTATCTTAAACGCAACGGTATCCCTCGAATTGAGGGCGTTAAAAAATGGGCTGGTTCTGTTGAGGACGGGATAGAACACATCAAATCTTATAGAAAAGTCTATATCCATCCTCGCTGCAAAGAAACATTACGTGAGTTCAGGCTGTATAGTTACAAAACGGATAGATTAACAGGCGATGTGCTACCTACTGTGCGTGATGAACACAATCATTATATCGACGCAATTCGCTACGCGTTAAATCCACTAATGCAACCCGTTGGAATATCGGTGCAATCTCCATTAAAAGTACGCTAAGGATTTTATATGTTTAAAGTATCTGATACTTCGTCAGAAATGGCGAAATTGCATTCGCGCATCCGCATTATAGATGACTTGTTAGGTGGAACAGAGCGAATGAGAGAAGTTAGCAAAACCTATTTACCAAAGTTCCCATTAGAAGACGAGGATACTTACAAAAATAGGCTAGAACGAACAACACTTTATCCAGCTTTAGAAGAAACACTCTCCCAAATGAACGGGAGAGTTTTTTTTACCCCGATTAATATCACAAAGATCAACAATAAGCTTGCTAGTGAAATACTCCCGGACGTTGACATGGAAGGGAATAACCTTGACGTGTTTGCATCCAGTTGGTTTCATGCAGGATTAGCCTATGGTGTTAGTTATGTTCTGGTCGATTACCCAGTTACAAACGATGCCAAAACACTAGCAGAAGAAAAGGCTATGGGGGCTAGACCTTATTTAGTTCACATTCATCCATCCTCAGTTTTGGGTTTTAAAACAGCCAGAATTAACGGTAAACGTGTATTTACTCAATTTAGATACCGTGAGTTCATTGATGAAGAGAATGGAGAATTTGGGTTAAAACAAATTGAGCAGATCAATGTTTATGAACGTGGAAGAGTTAGAAAATTCAGGAGAATTAAAAATGCCAAAGATGGAGAGAGTGATTACTACCTACATGCTGAGGTGGAGCTTAAGCATTTAGGCAAAACTCTTGAGTTTATTCCTATCGTACCTTTTATCACAAAACAAGATAATCACTTTGGCATTGGAAGACCTCCATTGCTGGAGCTGGCCCACTTAAATATTAAGCATTGGCAATCCCAATCAGATCAAGACAACATTGTTAGTGTTGCAAGAGTTCCGCTCCTTGCTAGAACTGGAGCAATTGAGGGGGAACAGTTTCAAATTGGGGGTTCTGTAATTGATCTGCCAAGAGAAGGTAGTCTTTTCTATGTTGAACATTCAGGTAATGCGATAGGTGCTGGGAAAGAATCAATTAAAGAGCTTGAATCTCAGATGTTGGTGGCCGGAGCAAAACTTCTTATCAAAAACATTATCGCTATGACTGAAAGTCAAGCAAGAGATGAGCAAGGAAAAGAAATCAGTCAATTAAGACTTTATGCCAACAAATTCGAAGACGCACTTGATTTAGCGCTTGAATATGTAGGTTTCTGGCTTGGTATTGAGAACGTAGGTAATGTTGAGATAAGCGGCAATATTGATAGCGAAATCGATCCTAACGCCTCATTGGATATGGTTATTAAACTGAACTCGGCTGGAGTCATTTCCACCCAAACAACATTTGAAGAGGCAAAACGCAGAGGTTTGCTATCTGATCATGCTAGTTGGGAAGATGAGCAAGCTAGACTAGAAGTCGAAAGTATGAGTGGAAATTTCCATGGAGAAAACAATGAGTATTGATGAGCAAATAGAACATCTGCTCACAGATCATAAAATCTTACTCTTTCGTTATGACGCCTCATTAAGACGAGAAATCGTAAAACGGCTCAATAAACTACAAAAACAGATGTTGAGCCGTATTTCTGCTGTTGGGTTGGAAAATGCAAGTAAAAGAGATGTAGCAAAGTTACTTGGTGAGATAAAAGAACTTATCAAGGGTTACTATGTTGAAATGTATAGTTTTACAGATGGTGAGTTGCAAAGCCTTTTACCAATTGAAGCTTTGGCAATAATGGAAATATATAATCAGTCCGTAAAATTCGATTTATTCAACAAGGTGCCGGACTATAAGTTAAAAGCCAATAAAACCGCTCAAATCGTCGCTGGTTCACCTTTGTCTGATTGGTTCGATAAACAGGGAAGCGATTTAAGTTTTAAGTTCTCTGGGCTAATTAGACAGGGGATTTTGGACGGTAAAGCAACAAGCAGAATCATCACGGAAGTGAATGAGCTTATGGTGCATTCACGTCGTTCTGCTGAAACATTAGTTAGAACGGCAGTAATGAAGGTTAACGACGAAGCTCACAAGCTTTTGCGTGATGAAAACATGGATATCATTAAAGGCGAGCAACACATTAGTACTCTTGATACGAGAACGTCAGAAGTTTGTCGCGCTAGAGATGGTCTAGTGTGGGACCTAAACCAAAAGCCAATTGGTGATCACAAGGTGCCGTACCAAAGACCACCATTACACCCAAACTGTAGATCAACCTTGCGTCTAATTATGAAATCTTGGCGTGAGTTAGGCTTTGATGTTGATGAAATTCCAGAAAGCACCAGAGCAAGTATGGACGGTCAAGTAAAAGCTAACATAACCTATGAAGATTGGCTTAAAAACAAAACCAAGGCTCAACAAGATGAAATACTAGGTAAAGGTAAGGCAGATTTATGGCGCAACGGAGTTATCACTTTTCGGGATATGATTGATCAGTCTGGGCGCCCCTTGACACTTAAAGAGCTTAGGGAGCAGTTTAAGTTAGGTGGTGTTGAAAGTGCAGTAAACGCCGTTTATAAACGCGCAAGTGAATTAGAGCCTATACTTACAAATGATATGCTATCTATTGTTAAACAATCTAATGGCTATTTAGATGGATTAGATTTTCGCTTGAAAAACATTGACTCCATCACGCGTAAAGTTCAAACGGATATTGTTAGAACCGGAATAACAGAAGGAGAATCGCTAAGTAAAATAACTGATATTGTGCGTTATACCACAATTTTTGAGAGTAAGAATTTCACGCGAAATTATTTTCGAATGCAGGAAATTCTTACTGAAAAAGGTTATAATATAACCAGAGTTAAAAATACTTGGCGAAAAGGTGCTGTATATAAAGGCATTAATACGATCATTGAAAAAGATGGCGTTAAATTTGAAATGCAATATCACACTAAGCAAAGCTTTGAGTTGAAGAATGGAAAATTGCATGAGTTATATGAAAAAGCAAGGATTCTTAATGTTTCATCTGAGGAGCTTAAAAAACTTAATGAGAAGATGAAGGATTTAAGTAATCAACTTGAAACCCCTGCCAATATAGGAAAGATCAGGAATTAGCGATGGAATATTATCTTGTTTTCCCAAAGTCAAATAATCAATTGCTTGTGAGAGGTGAAGCATACGACTATTTAACGTTTGCCAAGTTTGATTTAAAAAAAAATGCTTGGGATAATTCTGATGCGTTTTATTGGGGCGACAAAATTTTAGCAAGTGATTTTGTTGATTTCGAGCAAATATCGGAGGAAATGGCAAATGCATGGATTAATAAGCATAAGTGATAAAGCAAAATTATTTGCAGAGCAGATACATGCTAATCAATTTGATAAAGCTGGAAGTCCTTATATTTGTCATTTATCTTTTGTTGCTGAAATGCTTACAGGTGAGCATGATGATGTTATTGCTGTGGCTTGGTTGCATGACAGCGTGGAAGATACCGAAACTTCATTAGGTGATATTTCAGCTTTATTTGGAGAGGTTGTTGCCGCTGCTGTCAATGCAATAACCAAGCGACAGGGTGAATGTTACCAGAGTTACTTGTTACGAGTGAGGTCAAATGAAATTGCGAGAAAAGTCAAAATAGCTGATCTCACTCATAATATGGATTTAAGTCGTTTACCAAAAATAACAGAAAAGGATTTATCTCGACAGAGAAAATATCAACAAGCTAAACAATTTTTACAAACCTAGCCTAGCGCTAGGTTTTTTTATTACCGAATAAAAGGAAAATATGAACCGTGAATTAATCCATGTTTATCCAGTAAACGACTTAAGAGAGCATGAACATAGCGAAAATTGTTGGTGTAAGCCAATTGTTCTTGAAAGTGCTGATATTTGCATCCACCACGCAATAGATCAGCGTGACCGCTATGAAAATAGTGAATTAAAAATGCACTAACAAATTTAAAACAGAAAACAACGACCGCCTTAGTGGAAACACGAGGCGGTTTTTTATACCCGTCATTCAAGGAATGGCGATTCCAACGTGCTAGGCACATCAACAACATATCACGAGGTGATCTTTTATGTACACATTTATGAATTTAGGCAAATTCTCGCAAAAATTTAATGACAATCCTGATGGACTTGGCGGTGGTGCTGGTGGTAACGGTGCTAGTGAGGCGAAATATACACAAGCCGATCTTGATAAAGCCATTAGCGAAGCAGTCGCAAAAGAAGTCGCTGGACTTAAAACAAAGAATTCTGAATTGCTAGGCGCTCAGAAAGATTTGAAAGAGAAGTTAGCTAAATTCGACGGCTTAGACCCAGAAACCATTAAAAATCTCATGACTCAATTCGAGAATGATGAGGAAATGAAAAAAATTGCTGAGGGCAAATATAAAGAAGTCATTGAAAATCGAGTAAACAAAGTCAATGAGGCAAAACAACGTGAGATTGAAGCGTTGAGCAACAAACATCAAGAAGAAATGAACAAACTGCAAGCAAGCTTAGATCACTATTCAGGATTGGTTCTTGAAAACGCTATCCGTAGTGAAGCAACCAAAGCTGGCGTTACTTTCGGTGTAGATGATGCAGTGTTAAGAGCCAAGCTCACATTCAAGCTTGATGAAGGGCTTGTTGTTCCAATTGATGAAAATACTTTTGGTGGTGATGGTAAGCCATTAACACTGAAAGAATGGTTCGAAAGCATGAAAGAAAAGGCACCTCACTGGTTCCCAGCATCGCAAGGCGGTGGATCTTCTAATGGTAGCCAAAATGGAGCGAAAACGATGTCTCGCGCTCAATTCGAAAAACTCTCTCCTGCTGAGCAAATGAAGACTATGCAGGATGGAATTACATTAACTAACTAAATTAAAAGAGGTCAGAAATGGCAGAAAAAAATACTTTAACAGCAATTGCACCATCTCTTTTCGCTGCATTAAACACAGTTTCTCGTGAGATGGTTGGGTTTATTCCTGCGGTTAACCGTAACTCAACAGCGGAGCGTGCGGCTTTAGGTGATGAAGTGACTGTGCCAATCGCAAGTGCAGGTGAACTTGAAGATATTTCACCGGGTCAACAGCCTAAAAACACAGGCGGCACAACTCCTGAATCAGTCAAAATTAAGATGGAGCACTCAAAAGCCGCTCCTATCGTTTGGACTGGTGAAGATGAGAAACGTGTAAATAACGCTGGCGTTTATAATGGCGTGTTAGCTGATCAGTTTGCTGATGGCATGCGCAAACTTGTTAATACGATTGAGCGCGATGTCGCAAGTAAAGCGTTGATTGGTGCCTCTCGTGCCTACGGTACATATGGCAAGACACCATTTGGTACAGCAGGTAATTTATCTGACTTTGCTGGTGTTGCCCGTATTCTTGATGATAACGGCTGTCCTATCGTGGATCGTCAATTAGTCGTCAACTCTGGTGCGATGGCTAACTTGCGTGGTGTGCAGTCTGTTTTATTCAAAGTGAATGAGGCAGGTAGCGCAGATATGTTACGCGACGGCTACACAGATCGAGTGCAAGGTTTTGCCCTTCGCAACTCTGCTGGTATCTCAATGCATAAACAAGGTAATGCTGCGTCAAAAACTTTAAATGGTGGTGCGGCAACGGGATTGCGTGAACTTGCATTACAGGCTGGAACAGGTGATTTCAAAGCGGGTGATTTGATTTATCTAAACAATGATAAAAGCAACATCTACACCGTGGCGGAAGATTTAGGCAACGGTGCGGGCAAATTAAAAATCAACGCACCGGGGATTGTCACCTCGATGTCTGGTAGTGAAACTATTACATCATTTGGCGACTTTACACCTAACTTTGCCTTTGACCGCAACGCTATTGTGCTTGCAACACGTGCGCCAGCACAGCCAACAGGTGGAGATAGCGCGGAAGACGTTATGTTCTTAACTGATCCAGTTACTGGATTAGTGTTTGAAGTTCGCGTTTATCGTCAATACCGCCAAATTAAGTTTGAAATTGGTATGACTTGGGGCGCGAAAGTTATTAATTCTCGCCACTTGGCAATTTTAGCGGGTTAACCTGAAACAACATAAAGAGCGTTCCGAAAGGAGCGCTTTTTTTATGGAGAAAGATTATGTTTTTTAGAATTGAGAAACAAAATGAGCAGCTAGTAGTACATCAAAGCACGCTTTCTGAGCATGAATCTCTAGGGTGGGTCGTTTTAGGACCAGAAGAAACCAAAAAAGATGATAAAGGCTTGTCTGCTTTGAAAGTAGAAGAGTTAAAAACAATGCTAACTGAAAAAGGGATTGATTTTGATCCTAGAGCCAAGAAAGATGACTTGATTGCCTTGCTTAGCGAAGAAACTTAAAAGTAAAGGGGGAAATATGGATTTAATAATCCCTAATGACTCCTACGTCACTTTGGAAGAAGCTAATGAATATCATGGCAACAGAAACAGTGCATTTGTATGGCAAGAGCTTGACGACGAAACGAAAGCAAGACGTTTAGTGAGCGCATCGGATTTCTTAGACTTCAATTATCGTTTTCTTGGTAGAAAAGCAGATCCAACACAACCTAGAGCATTTCCTCGCACTAATACTGGTGGGACTGATAGTAAAGGCATTCCAACTTCGGTCAAATACGCCGTATTTGAGTTAGCTCTTTACGAGAATCTGAATGAAAATCCAGATAGTGAAATGTCTAGCGTTCGTGTTGGTCCTCTTTCGGTGAATTTCGAGAAAAACCTAGCATCTGGTAACGCAAGTAACCGCTTTGAATATGTAAAGGGAATTCTTGATACCTATTTGGATAAAAGCCAAGGGAGCGGTAAGGCTAGAATGTTAAGAGGGTGATATGTACGGTAGGCTAAAAAACATTTCATCATCACTCATCAAAAAATTTGGTTCTCCGTGCGTAGTGAGAATTGAAAAAAAAGGTGAGTACGATCCAGAAACAGGAAGTGTTAATACTGTTCAGACAGTGGAAAACAAAGCTTTCTGTATTTTCGATAATCTTGCTTATGATTTTCCTAGCTTTAAAAGTAATGGAATTAGCAGAGGTGATTCAGTCATGGTGAAACAAGGTGATGTGGTACTTCTACTCACAGCAGAAGCCAATCCGGAATTAAACTCACACGTTGTAGTGAACGGTGAAACATGGCTTATTGTTAATTTTCAGCCAGTTAAGCCATCTAGCACCGTCATCATTTATCAATGCCAAGCAAGACGATTGGGTGATTAATATGGGAAGTTTTGTCATTGATATAGCAAAATTCAGAGAAAAGTTTAGCAATAAAGCTGATCTTGTTCTGAGAAAAGTTGGGATTGAAACATATGAAAGAGTAAGACAGAAAACGCCAGTAGATACTGGACAATTAAGGGCGAGCTGGACTGTGAGTATCAATGGTATGCCACAAACCTATAATGGCGATCTATCCGCACTTAGTTCTGTTAAGTTTGGAGATGGCATTATTATTGCGACCGATAAGCCTTATGCTCCAGCGCTTGAGTATGGTTTATACCCAAAGTCTGGTGGACGTAAGACAAAAAACGGCTTTTCCATTCAGGCACCACATGGCATGGTGAGAATCACTGTTCAAGAGATGCAAGCTTGGCTAAAAAGCAACCTAGGGAAATTCTATTAATGAAAGCAAAAATCAGGGCGATACTCCAAGGGCATTTAGCAAAAATAAGTGATATAGAAACTGCATGGGAAGGTGTAGAAAATGTATTAAACCTACCTTATCAAAGTGTGTTTCTAAATATCTCTAGTACGCTAACAGGAGCAATTTGTGATAAGCCAAAAGCACAAGAAGTCGGTTTTTTACAAGTGACTTTATATTACCCATCAGGGAAAGGAACAGCTGAGATCGAAGAGAAAGCTGTAGAAATCAGGCATCATTTTTATGGTAAATCATTTACTAGAAAAGGTGTTCAGGTGGTGATCCACTCCCCACCACAAATAGGTGGCACTTATCTCAAGGATAATATTCTTGCGCTACCAGTAACAATTAATTTTACTGCCTATGAACTCTAAGGGAGGAATAACATGGCAACAAACGCACAAGGCACGAAACGCACGATCGTTTTCGCCAAAGAAACCCAATTTGGTACTAAAGCTACACGCACAGGAGCAAAAATCCTTCCTCGCATAGAAAGCTCATTAGATACCAGTTTTGAGTCTTTTCAATCTCAAGAAATACGTGATGATATGCAACGTGCAGCATCAATTACAGGTTTTGAGAAGGTAGAAGGAGAATTGAAAGGGGAACTTTCCGCTGGTCAATGGTCAGCCTTTTTAGCCGCAGTATTACGCGGAAATTTCACCACTCAAGCGAAAGCTCCTATTATCAAGAAAACAACGAATGGTAGTGGTGAAAAACAAGGGAAAATCTTAGTTGTACCACAAAACAATCACACCACAGACTCATTCACTATTGAAGATTTATTCTCGGATATTAATGTCAGTCGTACATATTTAGGTTGCAGAGTATCTAAGATTAGTATTGATGTACAACCTAATGGTATTGCTTCAATTAGTGTCGGATTTTTAGGCCAACGAAGTGAAGAAGGAACCGCGGCTTATTTTACTTCTCCAACCAACATCAACCAATCAGGCAAGCTCGCTGGTGTAACGGGTAAGTTATTGTTTAATAAACAAGCTTTAGGGCTTGTAACCGGCTTTAAGCTGGATATTGACTTAAATGCGTCTAGTGAACCCGTACTGGGTGCAAGATACGCCCCTGATGTATTTATCGGCACCGTTGCGGTGAGTGGCTCATTTTCTATCTATATGCAAGATAAGAAAATGTTTGATGCTATTCGTCGTGGAGAAACACTTTCCCTTGAATTGCGGATGGACGCAGAAGATGCCGCTAACAGCGATTATGTATCAATCATTTTACCGGGTATCAAACTCACATCTATTGATACGGATGATGGGGCAAAAAATATCATCCAAACATTGAATTTTGATGCTTTCCCAGAGGTGTACGATGGGGAAAGCCAAATTGATGACATATTAAAAATAGCAACCACAATGATTGTACAAGATACATTGGCTTAATCTAAGCCAAATAAATCAAACCTCGACCAGCAATAGTTGATTTTTTATTACCCAAAATACAGCAAACAAATCGCTTAATCCTCGTGATTGAGTGGTTTTTTATTTTCAACAATAAGGAAATCTAAATGAACTTACAAAATCTTTCACAAGGTAACTTGTCAGAATCACACCGTTTTGAATTACTACACCCTGTCACAGGCGAAGGATTGGGAGCTTATGTTAGCGTGGTAAGTGCGAAAAGCGATCAAGCGCAAAAATTTGTCGCTAAACAGATGCGACTGGCTCAAAAGCAAGAGTTTGAAAACGCTCGTAGTCGTAAACCGAAAATCAAAGAGTTGGACGAAATTCGTGAAGAATCAGTTGAACTTGCAATAAGTCGTATTGTTGACTGGGAAAATATCGAATGGGGCGATAAAAAAGATTTACCGTTTACGCCTGAAAATGCCCGAATGGTGCTAGAACAATGTGATTGGATTATTGAGCAAGTGCTTGAGCAATCTAACGATTTGGGAAAGTTCTTGGTGAGCTAATCGATGACCTGCTTCGTTATGCGGGGCAGGAATTTAAACTAGATAAGAAACCAAAAGAATCGGACAGCACACTGAGAGAGCATTTACAAGCAATTGCTGAGCAAACAGGCACTACACCTGAAGAGCTGGATAATCCGGAGCCTAATTTGGCAGTACAGCATTTGCTTGTGATCTTTCAGCAGCTATCTCTTTCTCGTCAGGCTGGAATGGTATTAAATCCAATTACATACAGCGAAATTGTAGCGTGGTCGCAGTTATATCAAACTCGCCTTTCGATGTGGGAGATTGATGTATTGAAACGGATCGATTTGGTTTTTCTTAATATTCAAAATGAATAGGTGGCGAATGGAAACCTTTACCTTTGCTCCAAACTGGGGAATGAAATTAAGCAAAGAGCCAAAAGTCAAAACCATTACTTTCGGCGATGGCTACGAACAACGTCTAAAACAAGGGTTAAACCACAATCTACGAAGCTACTCTCTTACATTTAGTGGAGATATAAATCAAATGCAACAAATTGAAGCCTTTTTAGACCGTCACGAAGGGTATAAGGCTTTTTTGTGGTCCCCTTACCACTCCACGCAAGGTAAATTCAAATGTTCAAAATGGGACATTGAGCAAAAAGAGAGCCACTGGACAATCTCTTGTGAATTTAAAGAGGTGGTAGCCTAATGAAACAAGGATAATTTATGACAGATATAGCCACTCTTGCCATTGAGATTAGAACTAATGGTATATCTCGCGCAAATCGCGACTTACGTAGTGTTGAGCAAGTATCACAAAAAACGGAAAAAGCCGTTAATTCCCTAAGCCTTGCTGTGAACACATTGAAACGATTAATGGCGTTAGGGATTGGCATTCAAGGCCTCTCAGGATTCTTACAAATGGCTGACACAATGCAATCCCTGCGCGCTCAAGTGAAATTTGTGACAGGTTCATTGGCAGAGTTAAATAAGGCGCAAAACGAGTTATTTAATATTTCTCAACGTACGCGTTCCAGTCTTGAATCAACAACACAGCTCTATGTTCGAACATCACGAGCCTTGAAGGATTACGGCGTATCGCAACAGCAAGCATTGCAGTTTACCGAAACCATTAACAAAGCAATGGCAGTGGGTGGGGTTGGTGCTCAAGAGCAAGCTAGTGCTTTAATGCAATTATCACAAGCGCTTGGCTCAGGGCGTTTACAAGGTGATGAATTTAGAACAATTGCGGAAACCGCGCCGATTATTCTTGATGTAGTAGCGGAATATATGGGGAAAAGTCGAGCTGAAGTGAAAAAACTGGCGTCTGAAGGCTTAATTACCTCGGAATTACTTTTTAAAGCAATCAGTGGCTCAACTGAGAAAATCAACAAGCAATTTGAAGAAATGCCTCTTACATTCGGGCAAGCAATGCAGCAGATGCAAAATGCGGCCTTAAAGTTTGTTGGGGATTTGAATCAATCTACCAACGCAACCAACTTATTAGCTCAAGGTGTGAGTTTTTTGGCTGAAAACTTCAATACACTTGGTGCTATCATTGGTGGTGTTATGTTGGGTCATTTGGCTAAATATGGGCAATCAATGGCCATGGCCGCGGTAAATAGGTACAAGCAAAGCCTTGCTAATTTACAAGTCGCCAAAACAGAGCAAGTAAAAGCTGCGGCAGAGCTTAATACCGCTCGTGCTAATATGGCGGTGTTAGCATCTGAATTAAAGTTGGCGCAAACGGAGCAAACTCGTTCAGTTCTTCGAATGAGAATGGCTCAACAAGCGACACTTATTACCAGTCTAACCAATGCGGAGGCGGTAGCAACAAATAATTTAGCGACTGCTCAAGCTAAAGCATCTATCGCTGGTCGAGCGTTGAATGGTGTAATGGGCTTGTTGGGTGGCCCTGCTGGAGTGATTACCATAGCAGCTAGTGCATTGTTTTATTTCCACCAGAAAGCGGAAGAAGCTAGAGAAAAGGCATTAGATTTAGCTGGGGCAAATGATAGATTAAAGCAATCGTACGAAGATTTAAGTGAAGCCTCGTTACTTGGTTCTATTCGTGAACAAGTTAAAGAGTTAAATAACTCTAGAGAGCAAGTCAAAAATGTAGAGGCGGAGATTAAAAATACTCAACGAGTGATGAATCAATTTTTAGGAGTAGCGGTTCCTGATGAATTAAAATCCGACCTAGATGCGTTGCGAGATAAGCTTGCTCAATTAAGAGAAGGTGAAGGAATTAATTTTCAGACACTAGAAAAACAGCTTGGGGTTCTAGCACCAATGTTTGCGCGTAGCGGTAAAAACATTGACGATTTTAGAAAAAAACTTTTGCTAGTAGGGGTAAGCTCACAAGATGCTGAGATTTTTATTAAATCTCTTGAAAAATCTTTCACAGATTCCACGAAGGCCACAGAGAAAGCGAAAAATGGATATAGTCGCATAGAGTCCGAGTTGGCAAAACTCAAAGAGAAAACTGAAGAAGCAAGACAGAAGTTTGAAATTTTAACTTTAAAACAGCAAGGAAATGAAAAGGCATCTTATGTACTTTCTCAACTTTATGATGTTTTAGGGGAAAAAGGCGCTGACTATGCTAAGGTTCTTAGAGAAATCGCCGTTGGTAACTATATTGCTGCACAATCAGAGCTTTCTCACATTAAGGACGCTAAATTCTCTTTAGAAGAATTGATCGGAATGAAGAAAGAGGCGGAAGCTGCATTTTGGTTCGTATCACAAACTGATAAATTTAGTGCTTCAGGTCAAGATAGTCTAAGTGAATGGAAAAGTTTTTATAATGAACTTCAAAAAGCGAGCGCTGATAGCTTAACTCAAATATCTCTTAATGAGGAGCAAGCGTTGAGAGATATGTTAGAGAAGGCGAAAAAAGCAAAAATTGGTCATGAGGAGATGGAACGTGCTAAAACTTTAATCACTGAAAAATACGCCAAAGAGAGAATGGAAGTCGCGGAAAATTATGTGCCATCATTGAGATATGAGCGCGAATTGACTGAACATCTCAAGCTAATCGATCAGCTACAAAAAACTAATCGGATTACAGCAGAACAAGCCGGAGATGCCAAATTAGCGTTAAGTGCTAAATACAATCCTTTATTAGCTGCTCAGCAAACGTATATCAATAACCTGAAAGAGATTGAACTACTAGAAGTGAAAGGTGGTTTAACTAAACCACAAGCAGATATTGCACGTAAGCAACAGGCGACAGATCTAAAAAATACTGAATGGCAAGAGTGGCTGAAAAATGCGGATCAATCAGACCCTTTTAATGGTTTAAAAGTTGGCATTAAAGAATTTGGCGACCAAGCTAATGATGTGATGGGGAATGTTGGGCAAATTACAGGTAGAGCATTAAATGGAATGACAGATGCTTTAACGGATTTTGTGATGACAGGTAAGGCTAATTTTGCTGATTTAGCCAGATCTATCATTGCGGATCTAGCTAGAATGATCATTAAAATGATGATTTTCAATGCGCTAAAATCCGCTTTTGGTGGCACATCTATAGGTAGCTTTCTTGGTTTTGAAAGTAAAGCTGAAGGTGGCATTGTGGGTGAGCATTACAATGGCGGTCTTGTTGGTTTCTCTAGAGGGGGATTTACTGGATTTGGTGGTAAATACACACCAGCTGGTATTGTTCATCGCGGTGAGTATGTCATCACGAAAGAAGCGACAAGTAGAATTGGCTTGGATTATCTCAATTATCTGAATTACGGGAAACGAGGTTTTGCGAATGGTGGCGGTGTAGATGTTCCGCGTTTAGCCTCTCCAACCTCTAATTCTAATAGGAATATCTCAATAAAAATCATTAACAACGGTGAGCCTGTACAAGCCAATGTTGAGTCAAAAGAAAACAATGGACAACTAGAGGTGACTATAGCATTAATGAAGAAAATTGCAGATGAACAAATTAAAAAGCATCATACGACATTTTTGAGAAATAGGAGATTGAATGGAAATGCTTAAATCCGTTGATAAATTAAATTCCTAGACATAGATCACAGAAATAGTTTCTAAAATGAGTAGAATATAGCCTCTTTTTTTATATGGGAGATTAAGAAAATGAAAAAAATGCTCTTGATTTTAGGATTAGCAAGCGTTCTAAGTGCTTGTTCGGTAACTTTACCTGTATCTTCGTATGTTCCACAAAATTATACGAGATTCGAAGGTTCTGCTAATATCGGTGAATTTACATATCAACCGTATTTACAAGGTAAAGTAAAAAGTAACCAGATGCAGAGTACAGCAGCAGGACAAATCTATGTTTCATCTAATGTTGCTGATTTAGTTCAAAGAGGAACTGCGTTAGAGTTAGAGAAAACAGGTGTAAAATTAGGGTCTTCCAATATTAGGTTAGATGGAGTGGTTAAAGAATTTAAAATGGATGATTTAGGTTATAGTGTGGATTGGACTTATATTATTAATTACACATTAGTAAACACAAAAACATCTTCTACACTGCTAAATAAAGATTATGTTGCTGACCCTAAAAAAACCGGTAAATTTGGACTACCTATAGATTATGCAAACGTTGCTAATGATATGATCTTATCTGGGTATAATAAATTTATTACCGATCCTGATGTTCGGAGAATTTTAGAAAAAAATAAAAAATAACTTTTTAATATTAATAACTTTTTATTACGCAAAAAAAAAACAAACCCCAAACATTCGCAGTGTTTGGGGTTTTTTCATTCCAGTTAAGCACGATTTAAAAGGAATAAATTTTGAGAAATTATAGCAAAACTAAATTAAAAATCCACTTAAAAGAGGGGTTAGAAATGGAAGCGAATAGAAGTCCAGTAATGAGAGTTGCCATTGCTTTTGCGATCGCTGTTATCGCATTAGGTATAGCTCTCGCATTTTCAACACCATTTATCAATGCAATTCGCTGGTGGTAAGAATAATGAGTACAGAAAGTGCAAATACAGTCGGGAAAATGCTAGCAACAGCAGCAATCATTGCTGCACTTGGTTTTTTACTATTGGTGCGGAGAGCTTTGGGATTAGTTTTTTATTTAATTTTTAGATACAAATCACAGAAAAACATTTTCCAGTTTTGTATAATTTACATATTTTTACAAACTGGAGAATAATAATGAGAAAACTATTCTTTTCTTTTTTTATGATACCTGTATTAGCTTTAGCTAATCCTAATATTAAATTTGAAAACGATGATGTTAAGGGAGAATATACAGTAAGCATTGGAGATCCTGAGTCTACTAACTGGATTAAAGTTTTGCTTCTTACGCCTAAAACTAATGTGTTAGCATTCTCAAAAGAAAATCAGGAAAGAAAATATATAAATTGTTATGAGTCTTTCTCTATACTTTTAGATGAAAAAACTTTAATTCCCGAATCAATTAGACTAAGAAGTAATGGTAGCCGAGTGTATGCAGAAGATGTCTTATCGAAAGATGATGAAGACTTAAATAGAATTATGAATACACCCAAAAAATATGAAGAGTCTTTTTATGTGGATTTAACTAATAAGAATCTCAAGAATATTATTGATTCATCAGAAATTTCTTTAAAAGTCTGTGAAGAAACCGAAAATTTCTCTCCAGAAGAAATGACGGCATTGAAGCAAACAATACTAAAAAAGCTGGAGAAATAGTATGAAAAAATTAATATTAATATCATCTTTATTTCCTGTTATTTGTATAGCGGATATTAATCTTAGTCATGATATTTGGAATATTTCATTTGAAAGATCTGAAATGAATGATTCCATTTCGGTCTATATGACTACTAAATCTTTAGAAGCTTTTAATGTGTATGGTAGAAGTGTGAGAGCTAGTATGATGATTCGTTGTAAAGATAACAAAACAGAGATGTTTATTCATTATCCTGGAATTTATTTAGACAATGATTATGTAAGAGTTGAGTATCGCTTGGATAAAGATAAATCGATTAAAGCAACTTGGAATACTTCAACAGATTATGAAGCTACTTTTGTGAAAAAACCTCTTTCAGTGATTAAATCCATGTTTGATAAAGACAGAATGTTGGTGAAAGTATCACCTTATAGTAAATCACCAATCACCTTGCCATTTAATATTTCAGGCTTGAAGGAATCTATTGAGCCTTTAAGGAAAGTATGTAATTGGTAAGTTTGTAAAGCCCCTTGACCTAGAGGGGCTTTTTTATTACATCAAAAAAAATAAACCCCAAACACTGCGAATGTTTGGGGTTTTATACCTCACTACTCAAAATCAAAGCTCAATGTCTCATTGATTTTTGGATGAATGCGGTCTAAGTTTTCATAGAAAGCATCTCTATCTTTGGATAACTTAAGTATCGTAATAATAGATGACAGATGTTCCCTTAATTTAGGGTGACCAATATCTTCAGTTAAAAATTGATGAAGTCTAGCTTTTTTGGACTCTTTAGATGCCATTCTTTTGAGTTCGGGTAACAATTCAGGAGCAAGTCTTGAATAAACCGCATTATTAGTGATATGCCCAAAGAATTGTGGAAATTGATTGTTTTTAAGTGGCGGGTATTTTACACCATATAAACGGCATAATTCTTTGTAGTAGTCTACTGGAAAGGTTTTAATCCACGGTTGAAGCTCTTTAGCCACAAAAGCTTCAAAGATTTTAGCCAACGCATCTTTTGCTCGGCTATCTTGGTAACCAGTTACTTCATCTACAAGTGCAACAATACCGACTTTAGCCAGTGAACGTACTAAAATTTCTGCCTTCTGAGCAGTGTCAAATTGTGCTTTTATTAGTACTTTTTCTTCCCTTGCTCTTAAATAAACATCACATACAATAGGGAGGATTGTTGCATCGTAACCCTCTTTAATTTGACCATCTTTAGTTTTAAATTTGATGCGCTTGATCACATCAATAACATCTTGATTTATAAATGGTTTTAGGTTCTTTGCGTCCATAAATGCAGGCAAGTTGATCACCTCTTCATTTTCAACAATTGAAGCACCTCTTGCTCCACGATTTGGACGATTTAGAGCTTGGAAAACTGATGCACTTGATATAATTCGAACATCATTTTCAAGTACAGCAACATCAAGCGAAGTTTCACCAATTTTTAAAATTCCCTCGTGAATAGCGAGTGGGATTTCACTAAGTTGTTTTTTCTTTTCCCAGCGGAGTTGAGCGGCTTTTTTCGCACGTTCTTTACGTTGTTCAGGTGTTAAAGTCTGTTTTGTCATAGATGTTTCTTTTACTAAATTAATCACTTTTATTAGCATAATGCTAAATTAAAATTAATTCAAGCATAATTTAGCAATTGACATTGTATAATTTGAGTAGTAATATTCCCCCATAGGTGTCGAAACCTTAACAACAAGCGGTAATCCGCACCCGATAGCATAGCGGTTTTTTTATGCGTAAAATTTATTATCAACTGCTTTTTTCTCTAAAGAATTTTGATTACGCATACCCCAAATTTATCTATGCCGAGAGGGTGAGGAATACAAGACCCGAAAGGGAAATAACTCCAGCCTACTTGTTGAGGCTTTCGAACCTCTTGGCACCCTAATATAGGGTATTCTAATATCGAAAATTACATAGGTATCAAAATGACAAATCAAATCTTAATGGAGTATTTATGCCCAAGTTCTTAAAATATCACCATAATAATCTTCTACATTTATTAAATATAGATGACATTATCTATATTGCTCCAATATATAATCCACCACCAAATTTACCAATAAAATCTATTATTACACTTAAAAATGCAGTTCAACTTTATTCAGATGAAAGTGTTGATACTCTCTTCAATGAAATTAAGAATTTAAAATAAAATCAATATAGCCTGTTTACAACACAGGCTTTTTTATTTATTATTTGCCTAAGGTCTCAAAAGCCTAATAACGAACGGTAATTCACCCCGTCAGCGTGATTTTTTTATGCCTACAATTTAATCAATGGTCGAGAGTGCGACTAATACAATACCGCAAGGGAATACGTCCGCTCGATTCGTTACGAGTTTTGAGCTCTCGACCACCAGTTGAGTTCATATGAACCCAACTGAATTTCCATCAAAAGGAATAACGAAATGACAAATCAAATTTCAACTCAAACCATCTCTTTCTATGGCTCTCAATTAATTACTTTAAAAGTCGATGATGTAATCTATACGGCAGTTAAACCTATTGTTAAAGCATTAGGAATTGATTGGACTAGACAATCTAGAAAACTATCACAGCAAGAAAAATTCAACTGTAGACTTATGTCTATAGTTGCCGAAGACGGTAAATTACGTGAAATGCTCTGTATGCCACTTAAAAAACTCAATGGCTGGTTATTCAGCATTAATCCTGAAAAAGTGCGGTCAGATTTAAAAGAAAAAGTAATCCAATATCAAGAAGAGTGTTTCGAGGCACTTTATAACTATTGGTATCACGGCAAAGCAGAAAGAAAAACAACCACAGACGAAAGAACAGGACTAAGACAAGCAGTGAGTAAATTAGTCAGTCAGAAAGGTTTAATCTATTCAGATGCCTACTCATTTATTCACCAACGCTTTAATGTGCAACATATTGATGAACTGACACCAGAACAAATTCCAATGGCGGTTGAGTATATTCACAAGATCGTTTTAGAAGGTGAGCTCATTACAGACACATCGCCAAAAGTGAAAGAAGATGAAATTGTCGTGCCTTACAATTTGCTTTATGCTCTATATAGACAAGGACAACGTGGGCGACAATTAGGATATGAAGTGAATATCTTGTTAAATTCTTTGTTGAGATTATTGGGTGCAGAAGATGAAAGACCTAAAATCAAAGGATTAGCCTATGATTGCCAAGCCCAATGTATCCACTGGTTAAATTTAGCTGAAAAGATTATTGATAAGAGAAATTTGATTTCCTAGTATTTTTGCAGTAAGATTTCCCACAATAGCCAAATTGTAATGTATTTTACTTTTTGGCTTTTTTTATGCCTAAAATTCCTTAAACATCTTTAAATTGGTAGATACCAAGCCGAAAGGTAGGAACGTTGTGGGCAACAAACCCCGATCAGAAATGGTCGGGGTTTTTTATTACCTAAAATTTGTAAAAGGAAATAAAGATGCAATTAGCAAATCCAGAAAACTTTAAACAATTTGTACAAATTAAAGATCGTAAAACAGTTACAACATCAGAAACAGTAGCTAAAGTTTTTGGTAAACGACATAAACACGTTTTAAGAGATATTCGTGAAATTTTAGAAAATGGTGACGATGAATTTAACCGGACCAATTTTGGTCTCGTTGAATATATTGATAAGAAAGGCGAGAAACAGCCAATGTTTGAGATGACCAAAGACGGATTTATGTTGTTAGTAATGGGTTATAAAACCAAGAAGGCTATGGCAATTAAAATCTCATATATCAAAGCCTTTAACTATATGGCGGAACAAATTGCTAAAGGTGGCGAAACCTTGCTGGAACAGTATTACCAAGCTATTGGCGAACATAAAGCGGAAAAACAGTTCGCCAGTTTATGTGGCAAAGGGTTGAATGAATGGAAGGGTAAAAAGCCAGTATTAGAAGCGACAATCCGCATTATTGAAAACAAAATGCAAATTGAGTTACCAATATTGACGGTGCAGTAAAAGGATTGACTTTTTATTGGAGCAAATATGAGCATTTACGGACAACTTCAACAATATGCGACACATGGCTGGATCGAATTGTTTGAGTTAGATCTCACTAAGTTTGGCGATATTGTCTATCGTTTTCACGACGGACAGAGTCCACTCGGTCAAGCGATTGTGTGGCAAGGGCAAGAATATACGCCTTATCCAGTAAAAGTGGATGGGTTTGCTGTCGATGGATTAAATCCAGTTAGACCTAGTATCACATTTTCCAATCTTGGCGGTGCGATTACGCTTGTTTTAGCAAAACTTAAAGGAATCGAAGGAGCAAAACTCACACGTAAACGAACGAAGATTATCTATCTTGATGCGGTGAATTTTGAAAATGGCAATCTCACAGCAGATCCGCACGCACACTTACCTGATGATATTTTCTATATTTCGCAAAAGACAGCGGAGAATCATTTAACAGTCAGCTTTGAGTTGTTGCCTGCTACCGACTTAGAGGGTGTTAAGTTACCGCGCAGACAGATTGTGGCGCATTACTGCACACACAAATACAAGGGGCAGTTTTGTGGATATACAGGTGATAAGCCGACTTGTTCAAAAACGCTTGCAGCCTGCAAGGCACATTTTGGCGAGAACGCAGAATTACCATTCGGTGGATTTCCGAGTGCCGCATATATGAGGATTTAATATGAAACACATTGACAACGCAATAGCGCACGCAAAGCAAAGTTACCCGCACGAGAGTTGCGGTTTTTTTGTGCTTAAAAAAGGGAAATTGCAGTACGTCGCTTGTACTAATCTCGCACAAGACACCGAAGATGAGTTTTTAATTAGCGTTGAAGATTACGCTCGCGCGGAAAAAATCGGTGAAATTCGAACGGTGGTTCATTCACATCCTAACGAAAGTTGTTTGCCGAGTATCGCAGACCAAGATGCGCACAAGGTCAGCGGTTTGGAGTGGTGCATTATCGGTTTAGAGGGTGACGAAGTATCAATGCACTTTATGCCAGCAGTGACTGTAATTCCTGATTTGTACGGACGGAAATTCATTCATGGCATGACCGACTGTTACGGCTTTGTGCGTGACTGGTATCAACAAGAACTAGGCATTGAACTACCTAACTACAACCGCACAGACGGCTGGTGGAATGAGGGCGCAAATCTCTATGTTGATAACTTCGAACACGCTGGGTTCTATCAAGTCGATGATTTACAAGTCGGTGACATGATTGTGATGCAAATCAATGCGAATGTACCAAATCATGCGGGTGTTTATCTCGGTGATGGTTTAATCGGTCACCACCTCTACGGGCGACTATCAAGTAAGGATGTATATGGACAATTCTATCGTGACAGAACGACACACATCATGCGACATAAGAAAAATACGGCTTAAAGGCGAGCTGGGCAAACGCTTTGGCAAAGTTCACAAGCTGGCAGTAAAAACACCGGCAGAAGCAATTCGCGCATTGTGTGTATTAAAAAAAGGCTTTAAAGAGTTTCTCTTAAATTCAGAAAAGCATGGCATTGTGTACCGCTTTTTAGTGCAGAGAGAAGATATAGACGGAACGCCAGAAGAATTTCAAATGCAGTACGGTGCAAAGACAGAGTTTCATCTTATCCCTGTTATTCGTGGCTCAAAACGAGGTGGATTATTCGGTCTGATCGCAGGTGCCGCACTGATTGGTTTGTCAATCTGGAACCCTGCTTTTCTTGGTCTATCGACATTTGGCGGAACAGGTATACTTGCGAATGTTGCGACTGTGCCGTTTATGATTGGTGCATCTCTCGCACTTGGCGGAATTTCGCAGTTACTTACGCCAATTCCAAAAATAGACGGGCCACAGGAACGCCCAGAAAATCAGCCATCATACCTGTTCAATGGCGCTGTGAATACCACACAACAAGGACAACCAATCCCCTTGCTTTACGGTGAATTGATTGTTGGTTCTGCAGTAGTATCAGCCGGACTGACTGATAAAGAAATCCCAGTTAGAACGGGTTCACAGAGTAATAGTAGCAACTTAGGAAAAGGCAATAGCCTTAAACTTGCGGGGTAATAAATGCAAATAGTCGGTCAAAAAGGTGGCAAAGGTGGTGGTGGTGGCAGAACGCCAGTAGAAGCACCCGATTCACTTCGTTCTCGCTCTTATGCGAAGTTTATTGATGTCATCTCGTGCGGTGAAATTGACGGTCCTGTAAACGGATTGCAGTCAGTCTATTTCGGTGATGTACCACTGCAAGACGAAAATGGGAAATTCAATTTCAACAATGTTGCTATTGAGTGGCGACCAGGTAGCGTAAGACAAGCACCGTCTGAGATTTGTGAAACTAACGAAGTCACAACAGATGTTAATACAGAAATTAAGAAAAATAATCCGATAACACGTTCTATTATTGCACCAGAAGCGGATATTGTTAGAGTCACAATTAATGTTCCAGGATTGAGTTATCAAAACAAAAGTAACGGTGATATTAACGGTACAACAGTTGAATTAAGAGTTGAATATCAAGCAAATGGTAGCCAATGGATTGATGCCGGAAAGATTGTTATTAGCGGTAAGACAACAACCTCATATAACCGTGAACATAGCTTCCGTTTAACAGGCGAAGCACCTTGGAACATTCGCGTTACACGTTTAACTGAAGATTCAAACAGTCAGACACTACAAAATAGAACGATTTTTTCTAAATTAACGACTGTTTTTGAAGAAAAGTTAATTTATCCGGGAGTGGCTTATGTTGGCGTACAGATTGACGCTGAACAGTTCAGCTCAATACCCGCTCGCGGTTATCACTGTCGTGGAATTAAGTTAAAAGTGCCGTCAAATTACGATCCAATTACTCGATTATATACTGGCGACTGGGATGGCACCTTTGTTGTTAAATACTCAAACAATCCCGTTTGGATCTATTTTGATTTACTCATTAACGAAGAATACGGAGCTGGTGAGCATATAAAAGAAGATATGCTCGATAAATGGTCTATGTACCAAATTGCCAAGTATTGTGATCAATTGGTGCCGGACGGTTTCGGGGGGTATGAGCCAAGATTTACGTGTAACGCTTATATTCAGACACGACAAGAAGCCGGCAAGCTATTGCGCGACTTAACATCCGTCTTTCGTGCGATGAGCTACTGGGCAAGCGGTACGCAAATGCTTGTCCAAGACTCACCGAAAGAGCCGATGTATCAGTTCAATAATACAAACGTTATTGACGGTCAATTCAGCCGTTCAGGCTCAAATGTTAAGACACGACATAACGTTGCGTTAGTGACGTGGAACGATCCAAAAAAATACTTTAAACAATCTGTTGAATATATCGAAGATGCCGAATCTATCGTGAAGATGGGGTACATCTCACAAACGGAAGTTGTAGCGTTTGGCTGTACGTCGAGAGGACAAGCGAGACGACTTGGCAAATGGCTACTCTACACAGAGCAACACGAAAGCGAAGTAGTAACGTTCTCGTGCGGTCAAGATGGTGCAATTCCAATTCCGGGTGAAGTCATTCAAGTTTCAGATGTTCACCGCTCCGGTGAGCGACGTGGCGGACGCGTTAAAACTGGTTCAACAGTTAATCAAATCATTCTTGATGCCGCGGTTGAAATTACCAAAGCCTCAACAATCAGTATTGTGAATGGAGAGGGAAAACTCGAACAACGTAACATTACACAACGCGGAAGTTTAACGGAAATTAACGTCAATCCTACATTCACTTCTGTGACAGAAGATAGTACGTGGATCATCGCAAATAGTGACATTGAGCCTGAATTGTATCGCGTTGTCGCGGTGGTGGAAGGTGAAAACGGCACCTATACCATTAGTGCGGTGAATTACAATCCGTCAAAATTTGCGTACATCGAAAATGGCGAAAATCTTGCTGAGTACGACACAACGAATAATACGCTAGAAACTGGCGTGAAAAACGTTGTCATCACGGATGAAATTTACCGTGGCCGTGGTGGCAGTATTCAAACAAAAATCGTCGTGAGTTATCAACCGGCAACCTCGCTGACTTCACGTTATCAAATTGAATATCGTGCGGGTAACGAAAACTGGCAACAGTTAGAACCGACTACGCTAACGTCTGTTGATATTCCGAATGTAAAAGACGGTGTGCAGTATCAAATCAGAATCCGCACAAGTAACGTATTGGGACTGTGGTCAAATAATAACGACATAGAGACCTATGAGCCTATCGGTAAGTTACGACCACCGCATAATGTGACGAATTTACGACATAAGGCAATCGCGCAAGAAGGTGCATTTCTAACATGGGATATTTCGCCTGATATCGATCTTGAGTATTACGAAATCAGAAAGGGCGATACTTACGAAAATTCACGGCTTGTTGCAAAGATTAAAGCGAATGAGTTCAATCTTGGCTTTATTCAAGCCGGCAGTCATAAATACTGGCTAAGTGCGGTTGATTCTTCCGAAGTTCGATCTGACGAACCTACACCAATCTCATTCACAGTTACAAGTGGCCAAGTTGAAAACTTAGCCGCAGAAATTGTTGGTGATGAAGTATTGCTGACATGGAATGAAACACAAAACAATTCATTTTCGACAGAACTTTACGAAGTGAAAAAAGATGATGAAGTGCTAGCATTGGTAAAAAGTACGTCATTTAAGTTCAAAGCGGATTTTAGCGGCAACAAGACGTTCATGGTGACAGCAATCGATCTCGGTGGAAATCGTAGTGCATCAGCACAAGCACAGTTGATCATTCATCAACCGACACAAGTTAGCATTTCTCAACAAGTCATTGATAACTATGTCATGTTGCGCTGGCAAAGTGCGAAAGCGACACTGCCAATCATCTATTACGAGTTGAAAAAAGGCGACACGTTCGACAATGCGGAGTTCATCACTAACATTGACGGATTAGCGTTTCCTCAGTTCGAAACTGTTGGTGGATTGTACAAATACTGGATTGTCGGTGTAGATAGTGCCGGCAATCGAGGTGAACCGCAGTTCACGCTTTCAAACGTTGCACAGCCACCAGATTATATTCTGAAATACGACTACAACACAGAGTATGACGGAGTAAAAAACGGTTCGGATAAGATCGACGGTAAATTGTATCTTCCGATCAAGACTGAGACATGGTCGCAACACTATCAATCTAATAATTTTACGACACCGCAATCGCAAGTTAATGCTGGATTTCCGCTTTATCTTCAACCGACCGCGACAAGCGGTTATTACGAAGAAGAGATGGATTACGGCACAGTATTAGCATCGTCAAAAATCACACTAACGCCAAAAGTGGTGAGTAGTGGAAATTATGATATTAGCTACTACATCGCAGTGAAACAGAATGAGAGTGATAGCTGGCGTGAACACAATCAAGCATCTGTGTATGAAACGAATTTCAGATATATCAAGTTCAGAATAACAGTAACTAACGCTCAGAAACCTGTTGTTATTGAGCAATTGAATTTGAAACTCGATCAGAAACAGAAAACTGATGGTGGAACGGTGCAAGCTAACGCAAGCGATGTAAATGGAACGTGGGTGGCATTCTCAACAGAGTTTGTTGATGCATCCGTTCCAGTTCTTACACCGCAATCAACACAACCGCTTTTTGCCACATCTGATTTTAAAGATGAGCCACGACCAAAAGGATTCTATGTGTTTTTGTTCGACAAAAATGGAAATCGCGTAAACGGTAAAGTGGGTTGGGTTGTAAAAGGGGTATAAAAAGGAGTAAACAATGGCAGATTTTAATAAGCCGACAGTCGATAGTCATTACACGCAATTCCCAAATGAAATTAGAGCCGCAGTCAATGCGGCTTTATCATTTCTAGAGGGTGGCACACATACAAATATTCCGATGAAAGCGAAACGTTGGAATCCAACAAGCAAGATTTTTGAAGAGTACAACGGTTCGCAATGGTTGCCGATGGCGACTGAGTACAAGTTACCCGTCGATTACAACGTGTTACGTAATAAGCCTGTGCCGTCGTCTGCAACAAATAGTGACAGTGAAACGACATTCGCAAGCTCAAAAGCAGTGAAAGACGCGTATGACTTGGCAGATGGAAAGCAAAGTCCGGCAACAACACTTGCTGGTTACGGGATTACTGATTTTGTCGTGAAAGATCTCACAACAGAAGATTTGAACAACGTAACAGTTGCTGGGTTTTACTCACAAAGACTGACGTCTAGAGCGACGATAGAGAAAAATTATCCGGTTAACGAAGCTGGATCGTTAGTTGTTAAACCGTCAGCTTATGTGTTGATGCAAGAATATACCACCAACTTAAGTAAGCGTATTTATATAAGAAACAGAACGGATTATGTTGGCACGTGGGGCGAATGGAAGCAGGTTGATGCAAGCGTTCTAGCAACGGAAGTGCAAACAATTAATGGCAAAACTCAACAGATAGAAGCGTATTTTAATCAGTATAAGTCGCAAACAAATCTAAAAATTCAAGAAATAGAAAGCGGAATAAGCGCATTAAGTGTTCTTCCTGAAAGTCGAATTGTGTGGTCTGGAAACGTTACGCAACATTCAACAAATGTGCTTCAGCTATCCGAGTCTATTCTCGGGAAAACGCTTATTTTCTATTTGCAAGCATCATCCGTTAATTCGTTACAACAAGATCACGATGTTAGTACCGTTACTATTTTCGTAGATAAATTACTTACTAACGTTACAGGGGCTAAATATTTACACGCTGCTTTATATGCAGGGGGCTGGAGAAACTGTCAGATGAGACTTGTGAGTGAAAACCAGATTATTGTCAGAGATATTTCTGGTATGTATTTAAAACAGATAACCGCAATTTAGAGGGATTCTCATGAAAGTATATTTCTTAAAAGACGACTTAAATCAGTATCAGATTTTCCCGGCTCCACAAAATTTACAAGATTTTATTGAGTTTGAAATCGGAGATGGCGTGGATCTTGAAAGTAAACAACTTATTCTTTGTCAAGGACAGTATATTTTAGTTGATAGACAACCGTCTGAATTACACGTTTGGAACTGCGATAAGTGGGTTTTAGATGAAGAAAAACAAGCGCAACTTCTTGCAATTCAACAAACTGAAATGTGGGAAAAAATCAAGAAAAAACGCTATGAAAACGGCTTGGGCGGTGTATATATCACTCGAGTCGGCAAGTGGTTTCAAACTGGCGAGGAAGAGAAGACTAAGTATCTTGGCTTAGATAAAGTGATTGATTCACTTGGTGAAATTGACTGGAAGTGCTACGACAATTCATTTATCAAAATGAACCGCACTTTACTCAATGAAATTTTTCTACAAATGGTCATTGATGAAAACGCAGATCACATCAATGCAGAAAAACATCGCGCGGAAATGATGAAATCAGCAGAACCGCTTAATTATGATTTCTCAACTGGCTGGAGTGCTAACTATGAAGAAGAGTAAATATTGGCTAAACGTTGCGATCGCCTTAGATCAGCTATTTAACGCGTTAACTTGGGGAAGTCCAGACGAAACACTCTCAAGTCGAGCATATCGAGGGGCGGTACTTGCTGGAAAACCGAAGAAGAAATGGAAATTCTTCCACGCTGCAATTAATAAGTTGTTTTTCTGGCAAAACAACCATTGCAAGCAAGCGTATCTTTCGGAAGTTGAGAGACGACAATTGCCGAGAGAGTTTAGCAAAGTTTGA